GCGGGAGTGTTATCGGGTGTTGAAACCTAATTCGTTCTTGGTTTATTTTGGGTTGCAACCTACCTTGACTTATTGGAACACGGAAGCGTTCAAGTTGTTTCGGTATAAGAAGGAGGTGATGTGATATAGAAGGTGTCGAAGGACTTATGCGCAGTGTTAGTGAGTTAACTTCCATACTAAAAAATAGAAAACACTATGAGGAGGTTGTTGAGTATTTTGATGCAATTGAAAAAAATCAAAGTCTAGTAAAATATTATATTGTGCAAGCCACTGCACGTAATTCTGATGTTATACCAAAAGTAAAAGATGCCCCTAATCACTTAACAACAGCAAAAGCATTAGTGTTTGGATACAAACCTAGAGACGTTGTTGCGTTCACTCCTCATAATAAACAAAAAAGAGATATGTCTGGCCAAGGCCGTGGTGAGTACAACCTCAAGCATCCCACCGTCAAGCCGATTCAGTTAATGAATTATTTGCTAGACTTGACTACTCAAGAAGGCGACCTCGTCCTCGACCCCTTTATGGGCAGTGGCACGACGGGAGTGGCGTGTCGGCAATTGGGGAGGCGGTTCATTGGAATGGAACTCCAACCTGACTATTTCAACATTGCCCACCAGCGGATTTTAGGGGAGGCATGGGAAGAGGAGGTGGGTGAGGAGGAGGTGAAAGAAAGTGGTGGTGGGGAGGAGGATGAACAATTGGATTTATTTAGGGGAACGAGGAATGAAGTTAGTTACTAAAGCGATGCCAGCACCGGCGCTGGGATATTGTGTTTCGGCGCCAGTTTATACGCAAAGTATTTTTTCTGTTTGGGAACGGGAGGGGAAGTTTTTTTATGTCCCTTTTGGGGTAGTGCGGCCCATCACTTTAGTTGGACGACCGTTGGAGGTACGTAGTCTGGAGGAGGCGTTGGCGGTTGTGCAAAGGGAATTTGAAGAGTTTTATCGGGCGGAAGTGTTATTTGTGTTATCCATTACATTACATCAAAGACATTATGAGTTGACCGCTTGTTACACTGAGGAACACTTGGCCTCGACGGATTTTTTTGAACGTTTTTCATTGTTAGACTTTCAGAGAACGCAGGGACGTTTACCGGGTTGGGTATGTCCTTTTTTGGAAGCAAGAGGCTGTATAATTAAGAAGCTGAGTTGTTAAGCTAAAGACGAAAAAAAACCGTACCGAGTTTCGGTACGGTTGGTTGCTAAGAATGAAATCTAATCAATTTAAGGCATTCAGCATGGTAGATTTTAACTTCAATCTCAGTCGGCCTGCCGGACTCGTTTGTTGACTGAGTTGAATACTTCACAAAGCCGTCATTTTCGCAAATTTCACCTTGACAGGCTTCGCATATTTGAACCTCAGTCACCAGAGGTTCAAATGAAAGACTGAACTGCATTAAGCCTCCTAATTTACTGCTAACCGATTTGAACTGATATAGAAATCTAGCAGGTGGTTTAGAACTTCGGCTGAGGATAGCTTCCTAGTTCCAACAATCCTTCGTTCATTTAGAAACTCTTTAACCAATTCCAGTTTTGCGTTCAAGTCAGGCCAATCCTCAATGACCCAACCTATCCCCCTGCGTGGGGGACCTTTTAATAGCCGTGGTGTTAAATTATTGATACTCACTTCCATTGCCTCTTGTTATGCAGTTAGCTTACCTTACTTGATAAGCTAACCGCTGGTGTTATTCCTCGTGGTACCTAGCGGCGTTAACCGCCTTCTCATACATAACCATGATATGGTCACGGTTCATGTCATCCTCTGCCTTTCTTGCTTCCTCCTCTGTGAGTGACTCGACGTCTTGCATTCTACACTCCTCCGCTATCCATTCACGGAGTGCGTTTTCATAATCAGGGATGTGGACAACTTTACCACCTATCCCATTCCGTCTCGACCATTCGTTGGCAAACTCAATCGCTAGATAATCTCCGTCATCCTCTTCTTCAATTGTGAAGTGGCACTCATCCCTGAATGCAGTGAATCCCCACTTCTTATAATGTGCCTCCAGTGCAAATCTTACATCATTCGGCGTTGTGTATTGTTTTCGCATATTGTTCTACTCGTTTGGTTGCTAGGCAATAATATAAGTGCAATATCAAATATTTCAATACTTTCTGAAAAAATATTTTTCTATTGCACTTAAAAAGTTTCTCCAAGGTATACAGATACGTGCGTATTTGATTCGGTTCAGAGTCCATTTACAATGGCCAAAAGTTCCGTTTGCAGTCTCATTTGACTCTACATCCATGCACTTTACGCAGGCCGTTGAATCTTCCGCGCTGTGTTACGTCAAGTCCCTCTCTTAGAAAGAGGGACTTGGCCTAACGGCAGTTAAGCTAAAGGAGGCTGATGAGTTCCATCTCATCGTCTGTCATCTTGAGTCTGTTGATTAACTCAGGATTTTCTATGATTCTGCATTCTACCATCTCTGCCCACGGGTTCTCCCTATTTACCTGTTTGACGGAAGCGATTGCAACGGCGTCTGCTTCAGTTATCGGATGTAGTTGCTTGGTTACTCGAATCATCGGTTCAACAAAACCGAATTTTAGGAAGAAATCTTGAATTTCTTCGCATGACTTCGTATTGACATCACATTTTAATAGTTTGATGTCAATCAAACGAATGTCAGGTGGTTCAGGGAGTGCTGGTCGTTCAGGTGGTAGCACGTATTGCGGCCGCGGTTCTTTCGGTGTCGGTGTTGGTTTTTTATTTCTCATGGTAATAATTATGGTGTGATAGCGATAGCGCTACCCCCAAGCCCACTCCCCGCGGGGAGGAGGAGGCTTGAGGCTAGAAGCTATTCCAAATAAAGAAAATTTGGTAATTCTTTGGCATTCACCAAATCCCCTTCGTGTCCCTCTCGGCAGAAAGGGACTTGGCCTAACGGCAGCTTCCTACAGTGACTCAGTGTGGCGGTGATTCATTTCCTCTGCATGTACCAAAAAATCATTCTGATGCAAGTTGTAATTCCCGTCCTTGCCTCGTAGCAAGGTTATTACCCACCTGCCGTGATCTGACCCATAAGGCACTGCTAATACAGTACCGAAGCCATTGTTTTGATGTGGGAGTTCAACAAAACTATAGGTATTCCCATGAAAGTGGAGTGTCGTAGTGGATAACTCATCATCATTCTTTTCAGACAAAAGCAGAATTACCGCTTCGATATCATCAGGCCTTGTACATTTTGGAAACAATGCACTACTCCTACTAAATCGCACTTCAATTACACCCAGAGATAGAACTTCAGTCACTGGTTCTTCTGGCATGAATTCCTGCGTCGCTGTTTCAACTGGAATATCAAGTAGGTAATTGCCGACCTTGATCTCCCCATGAAACGGCATAACCTGCCAATTCGTTTGCCATTTTGGCTTGGTCATCATAAACTGGTCGCCTGATATGCAGACCACAAGCACTTGATAGAAAACATCATCACCATCATAGTCCTTGCCAATGTCTGTTATCACCGGGGCGACATACTTGACCCGGTATGCACCCTCACCAAAGTAATCCCTAACCTCCGCCAGAAACTCGCCCGGCGCGTCCTCTAAATCAAACTCCTTTTTCGTGACCATTTCACTGGGTGAGTAGTAATGGGTATTGGTGAGTCGCTTCATTGACACTGCTGGTTGTATTGAGGTACTAACCTCTTGTGCAATAATGGCACTGGCCATAACAAGGTTTGGCTTCGCAACTGGGGCAGTTTTCGGAGTGCATTCAGGGGCCGTTGCCACTGGTTGCACTGGAGTTGCCACTGCGGCAGTTTCCACTGGGGTTGCCACTGGGGAGGCTAATTCAACTTCAAATATGAAGTTGTTTGGCAATTTCCCTTTGCAACACGAACCCACAGGGAAAAACCCCTGTGAATCCTCAAAATCTTGATCACTAGACACCAGCTCGAGTGAGTCTAGCAAGTGAACACAAAATTTCTCTTTTTTTATTTCCTTCCCGCACAAGATACATCCGCCGTTCCTATCCCAATTCACATTTTCATCTTGCACGTCCTCAAGGTCTATTTTAAAGACCCATCTATTAATATTCCTCTTGTTAGTTGCCATGTATTCACCTTTAGTGTTGTTGTTTTGGCGTTATTGCCATGCTTTATATATAGGGGTGATAATTGATATTTTCAATATTTTTTTAAAAAATATTTTTCATAATTATCACCCCATATATGGGATTACCAATTCCTACTTAGGAAGTTATGGTATTCATCTATCGCTTGCTGATTGAATGGCAATCCACCGTAGGTTATGACAAATGGCACCCTATGACACGTCCCTGTTGCAGATGTTACCAGTGCGGCACCAAACCCGTTTAACTCATACGGGTTGGAAAGCATCCTGTAGGTATTCAAGTGGTAATGCAGTGTATCCCATCCGTCAATAAAGCCGTTTTGCAACATCATTATGACGGCCTGTCTATCCTCTTCCACAGAGGAGGATAGAAATAAGCATTGTACATCACCACGCTTTGAGTCGGCGTACCGTACCTCAATATCGGTGGCCTCGGTTTTCGCCTTAACCGATGTAATAAATTCTTGGGTGCGCTCTCTCCAGCACTCCCACCCGGCATCCCAGACCTCGTCACCTTCTGGACTGATAATCAAATTCGTTTCCAGTTCACCCAGATTAACTAAGTCACTCAGAGACAACTGTTCCGGACGCCGCTTCGAGACCCTATAATCACGCAGGCCGGCTCTGTATAGCAGTACCCAAATGCGAACTCTGGTTAGGCTGCTGGACTCCATTTCAGCTAGAAAGTCCTCTGCCCATTCATTGTCGGTGACTGGTATAGCTACTGGTGAATGACTGTTATCCACTTCCACTGCATCCTGCGTTGTTGTTTCAACTGAAGTATCAAGTAGGTAATCGCCGACCTTGACCTCACCATGAAATGGCATGACCTGCCAATTCGTTTGCCATTTTGGCTTTGTCATTAGAAACTGGTCGCCTGACTGACAGACAACCAACACTTGATAGAAATCATCATCACCATCGTAGTCCTTGCCGATGTCCGTTATCACCGGTGCGACATATTTGACCCGGTATGCACCCTCACCAAAGTAATCTCTGACCGCGGCCAGAAACTCGCCCGGCGCCTCTTCAAGGTCAAACTTCTTGTTAGTTACCATTTTACTGGGTGAGTAGTAATGGGTATTGGTGCTTTGCTTCGTTTCCACTGGGGTTGCCACTGGGGCCGTTTCCACTGGGGTTGCCACTGGGGCCGTTTCCACTGGGGTTGCCACTGGGGCCGTTTCCACTGGTTGCACTGAGGTTTCGCTACCACCTTCTAAAATACGGTCGCCCTCGACAGCCCTCAAAATTGCGTTTCGGCTGAACTCTATTTCGGTGTCGATTTCCCGCACCCACACCTTTGGGAAATCTAATTTAAAACCCACCACTCTGCCTGCATAAACCTTCCCGTTTACACGGATCTTGACAGTCTTACCTTCCACCATCGTCCTAAAATCCACTGCCGCTGGTTGCACTGGGGCCGTTTCCACTTCAACCTCTTCCTCTGTCTGCACCGCTACCGTCACCGGAGTGATTCCCCAGTTATCGTAATCCCCCTCCACTCTATTGAGTAGAAAACTACCCCTGTCAGTATCAATTTGCCAGGGTTTGTCCATATGCCACGGTCCGTCTTGCTTGGTGATCGACGTTACGTTGATATGATGTTTGGCAAACAGGTTGTAAATCTGTTTGTTAAACATTGCATCATCTTGCAATGGATGGAAAGGCATTTGCGTCGGGGCAGTGGTTTGCACTTCAGCCGCTGAGATGTTCTGTAAAAACACCGCTTTGTCTGCGTTCTTAAATACCTTCATGACTTCTTGATAGCCATACGCAAATAGTGCCTCGGCAGTCCATGTGACGCCGTTCACATCACACGTTCCGTATTCCACCCAGCGGTCTTCAGATTTGACGAACCATAGGGCGGTGGTTTTCAGATAATTTCTGAAAGAGGTTAGCGTTGTTGTAAAGGCATCGCCCATGTTGTTTTGAAGTTGACGGTGGGCGGCGGCCATGTTTTTCATGATTAAAGTAGCAATATTAGTGTTCATAAATCACCTTTAAAGTAGTGTTGTTGTGTTTGGCATTATTGCCATGCCCTATATATAGGGGCGTATTTGAAAATCTCAATATATTTTTAAAAAATATTTTTTTATATCGAAAATTATCAGCATTATTGCCATGCCCTATATATATAGCCATTTTTCGATTTTTCAATATATTTTAAAAAAATATTTTTTATATCGAAAATTATTATCAGTATTATTGCTATGTCCTATATATAAGGGCGATTAAATAATTTTCAATACACTTTAAAAAATATTTTTCATATCGATTATTATCAGTATTATTGCCATGCCGATAATATATGGTCATTTTTCGATTTTTCAATATATTTTAAAAAAATATTTTTCAAATATAATAGGCGCACGAAAACTATACTAATGTTGCAAAAAAGCAACAAGCATGGTAATATAGTACTTTTTGTATTTAAATACTTAAATTGTAGATATTCCTGTCATTCCTGTCTAGGTCCCCATCATCCGATTACGTCCCACACTGTCATTTTTTTACCTATTTTCCTACCATCAAGACCCGCGCCGTTCCTAGCTTCGCAAAACCGATTTTTGGCCATTTTCACACCTTACTGCCAGGGCCGACCTACACACGCCGTTCCTATCATCAATGGACTTAGATGGTAGCTGAAGCCGCTTGGTGACTACGTTTTGAACAGTTTCATAGCAACCTTTGGCATTCAAAGCGTGGTGTTTCTTGTAAAGGTCCCGGACCTTACGTCAGGTCCCTGTTTCAGCGACCTATACAACGGGAAGCCGCATATTTAAAGGCTTGTGAAGGTCGTCTAGGTCAAAAGGCACTTTTTCAAACTCTTTTCTATAGAGAAGTTTTCTTAGAAAAGAAATTTATAATATATATCTCAAAAATGACCTATACGACCTTCACAGAGCTTACAAAGCACGTATTCATTAGGTTTTCACCTGTATAGGTCCTTTCAAAAAGACCTTTACATTTTCTCCTGACCCCCACAAGTTTGTCACTCCAAAAATCCCCTTTGAGTGATGTAAATCTATCTATTTTGCCCATCTACCCACTCCTCTAAAGATGTTACCCAGTCGAAGCCCTTCTCTGCCTGTTCCCGTAAGGTTGCATAAAACCGCATAAGCGAGGCTTTCTTCACATCAATGAGAATGGATGCAATGTAGTCCACTCCGCCCATCACGGTGGTCAATTTGCCCATTTCGTCGCAAATTTCAGCGGCCACAACTTTGGTATCTAACTCCTCACCATCCGTATCAAAAGTGAAATCCACTATAGAATACTCAGTGCCATTCGCAATCTTTAAACCTATGAATCCCGCGCCGTTTGATTCGCCGACCCGTAGATTCCGTTTCCACTCCACTCCACTTACACCCAGTGTTACCGTCACGGCCTCCTCAAGCTGCCTTGAAAAGTTATTCTTGTTGACCTGTCCTTTCCGACCATTCTGTTCGCACCATTGCACAAAATTTGGATACAAACTCTGGTCTGCCGTTGCATAGCGGTCGGCCCCGGTGCCTAGCATCCCGACCCTGGTCCGTGCCCCTGGTGAAAACTCCACATTTTCAGAAAGCCATGCGATAATCGCATTCGTCTCGGTGAGAGTCTGCCGCTTTGCATCAAAAGCGGCCTTGACCATGGTATCCGTATTTCTAAGGATATTTTCCATATCAGAAATACTCATTCCAAGAACCCAATTTAGAAGGCCGGGTATTTCATCTTTGAAGTCCACACTTAGGTCCCGGCGATGCTTAATGGGTGTGACATTATCAAATGCGATAGATATTCGGCGCCGGGGGATTGCAGAGGAGGTATCTGAAAAGCGGATAGGACTATTAGCGGCGATAGCAACCATACCGTGAAATACAAAAGAATCACCTTGTTGCTGATTCTTTTTTTCATGCCTCAGCGGGTCACCACCTGTAATGGATTTGAATACAGAGCCGTCTCCTCCAAAGTTAGAGGCGTCGGTGACCATCACCAATCGTTTACCTTGGATGGCCGCGGTCTCAAAGCGATTGGACTCCAGTTGACTCATCATGGTCGTGTAGCAATTGCGTTCTCCTATCATTGCCACTAGCAGATTTAGCAAAGTACTTTTGCCGGACCCGCCTGGGCCTACAATTTCAAGATAGCGTTGCAAATCGTACCGGCCTAACATCACGGCCAAAAAGAAGGCACGAATCAACTCAATGACTTGCCTATCATTACGGGTTGCTTCGTTTAACCACTTGTGAATTTTTGGACATTCCGCCCCCGGATTATACTCAAAGGGGAGTTGCCAAGTGAAGCAATTCGTTGGGTTATGACCATCGGTGAATTGACGGTTACTCAGGTTGAGAGTACCATTTTGGAAGGGGATTAAATTTGGACTCACCTCATTATCCCATGAGTCATAACTCATAGTGCCCATGAGGAGTTTAGTGACACCGGAGACGAAATTGAAACTGAAGTTCGTGAAGAAGTTTTCGTCTATAGCACGGCGGACGGCCTCGCGTATTTTCAAGTCCTTGACCGGTTCCCAAATACCTTCTTTGAACCGTCTCCATAGATTTGAACTGGAATCGTAAGCATACGTTCCACTGAATTGCGCGGCGAGTGACTTCATAATATCATTTTCGCCTGGTCTGGCTTGTTTGGTGGATTTAGCAGGCTTTCCTGCTGGACTACTTTTTGGATTTTTTGTTGACATGATACATACCTGATTGCGAAAAGTTATGGCAGTATCAAGCAGGCGAGAATATTTTTAGAAAAATCTGAAAAATCTATTGACAACTAGGATGGGTTGCTATATACTCTTTATTAGATTAAGTAGAATTGTTTTGGTCAAGATTTTAAAATTCTATCTTAGTCCTGCTTGATACTGCTACTTACTCCGATACCTTTAAGAATTTCCTAGGTTCTATTAGGGGTATCGGTATTTTTTTGACCTAAGATAATTATTGCACACTTCTGGAGTAAAGTCAATCTTAAATAAGTGGTTGATTTATAAAGTAAAAAGGCGACTTGGACAGTCTCCGTCTCAGTCACTTCCCCAGTTGTCACCTTCATAACAATCTCAAATCGGTTGCATGGGTTTCTATTGGGTCTGGGAACTGCGCATCGCGCAGAATTTGCCAGAGTTTGTCAGTATCTACAGGTCTGACATCGTCATACCAGTGCTGATACAATGGGTGACTTTTATCTATTCTCACGTCACCTATTGGTGTTCGCATACACGGAAAAGAAGATTTATATAAGGTCATGTCCCGAATGTGCCTTTTTGATAATAAAACAACCCTAACTTCCCTTTCATTCTAACAAACTCCACTTCCCGCGGATTTGTGAGTACCCAGTGGAATTGGTCTGCTATCGCCCATCTGGACGGGTGATTTTTGACGCAATCCACTAGGTCGACTATTCCTATCACCCCACCGAAGTTGGCATCGGGGTGGGAGGTTAGAAATTCTTTCTTTTCCTCTTTGCCGCCGTCAAAAGTCAGGGCGGCATGGATGTAAAGTGGACCTCTGTAAGTGGTTGTCCACATTCTGTTTTCTATGTCCTTCCCCGCCCGTATGATCAGGTGTGCATACGGTTGGCGAATGGACAGGATGGGGTATTGCCAGTTCAAATTAATTCACTTTCTCTGGTTAATCTCATTTTGAGAGGTGTCTTGCAGTGTGGACATTCCACCGTGCATTGTTTGGAATTTATCACACCGATTTTGTCGTCAAGTTGAGCCCCGATGGCCTCATCAATGTACTTATTTGTTAGGTCACACATGAATGTTATGGTCTGCATAACCAGTTCTCGTTCTCTGTTCGTTTGGAGTTGCAACGTTTGTAGGAACTCCTGCGACTCTTGTAGCATTTTTTGCTGATATGTCATAGTTTCACCGTTTATCCGCGTAATCAAAAATCATGGGTTCATCCCATTCTTCAAGGACTAGCCTCTCATAGTATAGCCACCGACCTCTCTTGTTAGTTCCTCTGCAAACACAATCAGCTACCTCTCTTCGTTCTAAGATACTCTTTTAGAGAGAGTATTGTCAGTGCGTTTGCAAGTTGATTTAAAATCTCCTTTTCACGGGATAGCCTGTGCTCTTGAGTAAGCACCCCTAATCTAAATATGGCGGCCTCACTTGACCCGCCTAGATGCTCTCTTAGGATATCAGATGCAAAATCTACTATATCCATGCTACGTCTCTTTGCACGAAAAGCCAAAGCGCCGTATAACTTAGGATAGACTTCTAATTCCATGTCAAATGGTTGTGCTAACTTAATAGTTACGCAACCTGCCATGTCCATTCCTATCATCTTCTCTGGGTTAAACATTTCTCTACCTTTATCTTATTGGTTTAGCTACTCCAACTCTTTTAGAGAGTTGGAGTAGTGTAGTTAGCTAACTAATACTCCTCCTCCTCATCCAATTCGTCTTCGTCTTCGTCTTCATCTTCGTCTTCGTCTTCATCTTCGTTTTCGTCTTCGTCTTCCTGATAACCAGTTGCTACCTTCCGTTTAACATCATTCCACGTCATAAACTGACCTCTTAAAGTTAAGTTGAAATTTATACCAAACGACCTAGAACAATGACTTACGCTCAGGTTTCGTTGGCAGTTGTAATTCATTAGGCAATTGCTTATATGCCATAAGCCGATGCCATTTATAGCCTTCATTGCAAGCTGACCCGACTTGCTTAAAGAAAAACAGAATATCCAAAGCCTGACACTCCTCCATTAAGTCAGTCGCCCACTCTACTTGCATTGGCCTTGCCTCTCGTTTTAAAGTCCTTTCGCCTCCACAGACAACCCAGTTGACCTTGCTTAACTCGTCCCTGTTAAATTGAATCCTATCTAACATCGGTTCAATGGATAGCCATCTATTCACTGCATTGCACTCATTTAATGAGTGCAGTTTCCAAACTTCCTCTTGATTGCAGACCGACACCCCGACCCATAAATTAGGTAAGGATACATCAAACTGCATAAGACCTTTAGGTCGTTTCGTGAGGACAAGAAACTGTTGCTGTGACCTGGATTTGACAAACTTTAATACCTCCTCCACTGCCCACTTCGCTTTTTCAAAAGTGAGAGTTTCCACTTTACCACATGACCTCTTTGAACAACTTCCTATGCTAATATCGCCTTCATATTTGATAAACACACCTTCATTAGCATTAGCAAATTCTAGCAATCCAAACATATCACCCATGTCGCCAATAAACACCACTCCTTTCTTAGGTACTTGCGGGTGTAAAATTGCCTCCTCTTTTACGCAAGGCCGGAATCCAATTCCGCTATAATGCACTGATGGATTATGCGAGAACCTTGTTTCAACTATACGCTTGGCATAACAGTTTTTGCAACCATCAGAAACTAAGTTTTCACTGCAACCCGTGATGGGATTCCAAGTGTGTTGGCAGTATTCGATTTTCGTTGCCATTACGTCACCATATTAAAAAGAGCCGGCGACCTAAACCGCCGGCTAAACCAACCACATACATAAGGAGAATTTCAACACTACCAAAGGTATACCAAAGTCTTTAAACTCGGCCTATTCGCTGGCAACAAACGATTGCAGATAGGCTATGAGGATAGCTTTGTTAGGGAGCTTCTGTCTACCCCGTACAAATTCTATAAGGGCGTCCACCGTAACCCACTGCATACCGTCACCATCATTGATATAGTTGATTTCTGGAAGCAACCTCTTAGTCACTTCCTCCGCGCTTATCTTTAGTGCGTTTTCAATACTACCGGCCGCTACACAAGGCATAGTGACTTCGCATACTTGCATGTTTTGCACTGGCAAAATCTTACTCATTGCAACAATAGTTGCATCCAATTGTTGTTTTGTCATTTTTGTCATTACTTTGACCTCATTTCAGTTTAGTTGCTTGTGAATTATACTTATATACTATCAAATCCCATGCCAAACAAAAAAATCAGTAAAATCATATTGTTATATATCAATCGATTTAATAAAAAAAACGTCTATACAAAAAAATGTATAGACGTTTATTAATTACTGTACTTTAGATGCAATAAGTGCGATATATTTATCAATCAGTGCATCATTCTTAGTAAAATCCGTACTGAAGACCGGCGTATGTATCCTTTGCACACTCGCCCCCTGTTTCAACAAAGCGTCGCCGACATTGACGAGCTTCTCCGCCGGGAAGTTACTACCACCGAATGTCACCGCGTCCTTTTGAGAGTCAAGGTGAAATGATAGCTTATTAGACTCCTCGAAGAGTGCCTTTCCTGCGTTACTACCAGTAGGCCCAAACATTCCTTTGGTTGCAAAAGTACCCACTGAATAAAAGAACATCCCGTACTTACGTCCAGTGGTGACAATCCCAGCGATAAGAGACCCTAACCGTTCCCGCGTCGCCTTCTCATTAAACAATGCGCCTACCTCCTCTAAGACGATAAACACGATTGGTTTAGCAGGCTTCCCGTCCTTCATTAGATGTTGATTTACACTGGTGATATGCTGACACTTATACTTTTTCAGTAAAGCGACACGATCCTTGAGTTCCTTATCAAGGTACTCCAACATCTTGACCGACTCAAGTTGAGAGTTTGCTATGTCCTGTACAAACTTCCCTTGCAACGGGCTATATTTCATAGCGGTGGCGCCGTTGACATCACTGATATAGTAAGCCACCGGAGTAGCTGACTTGATAGACCACAGCATCTGGTAAATCAACATAGAGTGCAATAAGCTACTTTTGCCACTCCCTTTCTTACCTACAATCAACAAATCCTGGAGTGCAAAAGCGCACTTTTGAACTGGCTTGCCTTCGGTATCAATCCCAAGTAACAAAGGGAACTTAATACCATCCTCCAATACCTTGATACGCCCCTGAACCAAGTCCTTAAATAAAACCACGCTTCTTAATTGCGGTGGCTTATTTACAGAATAGACATACTCGCCACCGGACGTATCAAAGGATACATCCGTCTTATTGACCTGCATCAGCCTAGCAAGTTCCTTTTCAGCCTCCTTCCAAGTCTTATCTTGACCAATAGATGCCGTAGCTGGCGTCATTGAGAATCGCCATGTAAAAGGGCCATCAGTGAGACGGAGGTTATCAAAGCCCAATCCTAGCGTAATCAATCCGTCCCGGATTTTATCCGTGGTGCTAATAGAGGTGACAGTAGCCAGTTTAGTATTAGCTGGTTTAGCTAGTGGTTTATCAACTGTTACTGCCTCCTCCTTATGCTTTAGGGGAGTCACTGGTTTAGGACTTGGACTTGGTTTTACTATATCCTGTAATACTGGTATTTCAACATCATCAAAAGCTATCCCAGTCGGGTGGTTGGCCTGCATATTGGGCGTTGGTGCGTGCGTGTTGACGTTGTTGATTACCTCCTCCTCCGCCACCGCCGTGGTTGTTGCCTTGATTGCCATTTGACCTTGACGGTGTTGAATGTATCCCTTGACTGCGCTCCTCACCTCCTCTACCTTGATGAGTAACGGACGGGAGGATAGTTTTTTTTTTACTACATTATCAACCTTGTGGACTATTGGCGCCATCCTTTTGCCATATAAGTCATAGTTGAATAAGTAATGACTAAGAATACATACAGCCAGTAAAGCTAAGAAGACCATGCCAATCAGAGTCATGTTGACGCCGAACCAGTCCACTGGGTAAATCCACACTTGACCTACCACATTCAACATATTCCCGTTCATATCCGTTGGAATATGAAGATGATTCTTGAGTATCATAATCACCTCATATCCAGATACAAAGAATTGGATAACGAAAGTGGTAATCCCGGCTTTTAAGAGAATAGATAGATTCTCCCCTAGTGTGAAAATCGCTTGCATGGCACCCATCCAAAATACCACGCTAAAAAGGAAAATGAATATGTGTAGGTAATACCTACCAAATAGCATTTCAAGAGTCATGTAAACTGGCATGGCCAGCGACCCAACGTCCCCTGGGGGAGCTGATAGCATAATGGCATTATGCAGAAAGTTCATACCAAAAAAGAACCAAAGTGAAAACCAAGTGACCAACGCGGCCGCAACCCACACAAAAATAGTTTCGCCATTTGTTTTCATACTCCACCTCCTCTAATAATAATGATGAACGTGCGTATGTCCCTTCCCCCGTCCGGCAACTCGCCTGTGACCAGCATTGGGTGGGTAGACAAAGTAACTCAGCAACACGATGCCCAGGCCCATGCTTGCTATCATAGTAGCTATGATAGCAAGCATGTGTTCCTCCACAGACCAAGTAGGTCTAAGATTCAGCGACTCCTCAATGAGGTAATCTAAGACGGCTTTACCTACAAGCCCGGCGGAGTTGACCACCTCTGCACTGTTAATTGAATACGAGTACCCAAAGTACCCATATCCGATGGTGGTTGGAATAGCACCGGCTTGTGAATAAATATTCCAAGCACCTAAGATAACAGCGATGGCCACTGCAAACATTGCAAACACGGCGACAACCAAAAAGCGCGTTCCTGCTTTTGAGTGTGAGAACATAATAATGAACGCGAGCGCGGTTAACATAGGGACGACATATCCGGCCCCGCCGAGTAACAAAACCAGTACCCTTAACAGGGGTTCAAAGTATCCTCCTAACATAGCGGCGTACACTGCAAAACTACCTACCAAAAAGACCGCGGTGGCTTGTGAAAAAAAATTTTTTTGCGATTCCAGTATCATAATACCTCTTAAAACTCGTTTAGAAACAGCTAGTTGAATGACGTTGAGAAAATTTGCGAAAATTTTTCGCAACCTTTCGCAGGTTGACAAAAGTTTTCACTATCTGCTATTATTTTACACAAGTTGAGAAAAGTTTTCTCAACCTGCTAAAATTATTGCATACGAAATTTTTAAAGTCAAGAAACGACACAAAAAAGAGGAAAAACATAATGACAGACAAGCTGAAAGGAATACAAAATGAAAGCGTATCAATCCCATTTATTCAAAATGGGTTGCGTAACCAGAATACTATTTTCGTAGGTTGCGACCCAGGTAATGGTGTCACCAAGGTCGTCCTCATGACACTGGGTAGCAACAATCGCTATCGTATTACTCACGTAAGCATACCTTCATTGGTATCAATGGGTGCGTTATCCGAAGCTGACTTTATTACCAATGAACAGCTCCTTGATAGTTTAATAGAGATAGTGGACTCTAACAACCAGTCCTATATCGTTGCGCAGGACTTATCGGTAAGCGGGCTTGATATGACTTCCCTACCGACGGGTTCATTGTTCTATCAATCTAGTCCGGCTCGCGGCGCCCTGGTTCAAGCAGGTATCATCAAGGCACTGAAAGAGTTAGGCGACCCGAATGCAAGTGGTAAAGAGTACACTGCGTTTCTAGGTTGCACGATGATGGCTGGTCTGTATTGGGAAGGGAACGGATTAACTAAGAATAACGGAAAGATTGCGGAGGTTGCGTCGTCTTTAGGTGCCTCTTATCGTGCGGCCCCAACTGGTTATCCAATAGTCCGTTACCGTCGCGCCGAAGTCTTCGCAGAAACACTAGCGGCGGCATTATCGGTGTTGCTAGATTGCAACGGGGACAGAATAGGTGAGTATGAGAATGGCAGTACATTAGCATTCATAGACGTAGGTCATACTGACACAGTGTTATTAACCGTCAAGGTAATGAATGGTCTCCCCAAAATCCTAAGTCGGCGAACGGTGGATATAGGCATGGATAAACTGGTTATCCGTCCAATAGCCAACAAGCTATCGCATATTACTAACAGCGGGGTAGAAGGTGGGTTGCATCTACTTTACAATACAATCTATCGTCACCGCGGTAAGAAGATAGACCTGACTCCACTGAAAAAAGACGCCGTGATTGGGTTAAACGCCCAAGTGCTAGGTTACTTGAATAAGGTGGTAGGAAGGGGGGATAACCACGAGGCCACCTACCTAGTCGGCGGCTTCCCACAAATAGCGACTGAGTTATTCGGTCCCAGCTTCTTTAAAGAGAGTGGCTGGGATGGGATATACAACCTCACCATCCCTGAGAATCCGTCCTACGTGAATGCCCAGGGTGCATTAAATGCCATGATGGCGAGACTAAGAGAAACAGAAACCAAGGTAGCCAGATAATGAAGAAGACCGCGAAACCCACACCCAAACGCAAAGGAGGTGCGAAAGTGAGACGAGTCACGATTACGTTTTACACGGAGAAGAAGCCGCGTGACCAGTTGATATGCCACTTCTTAGACAAGCAAGGTGTATCAACAAGTGAGGCATTGCATAGTACGTTACTAGAATGCGCACTGCAAAACGCCCGCGACATAGCAAAAGAAGTATACGGCTTGCCAGAGAGTCGTATCAAGCACCTAACGCCAGTGGAATTGCTTACCATCATCAAAGGCGAGTGGTACGAAAATAAACCGGCATCTAGGGTGGTAAAAGAGACGACTCACTTACCACAAAATATGCCACTAACAGACAGAGGACAACGCAATGAAGAAGATGAAGATAGCGGTAGCTACGGTATTGATGATTTATAACGTTGCAGAGGCGGGTGACTGGGTAATTTGCCAAACACCCACTGGAGGGACGACGTTTTGTAGAGGGAACACTCCTCCCCCTGCGCAAGCACTCTCTACAGTTCCAGCTACACAAGCGGTGTTGCCACAAACTCCAGCGCCGCAGATGGTGACAGGAACTATCATAGGAGGAACTGACCAACAACCAGATTGGTGCCGTAATGGCAAACCACAGAATCCAACTGAGACTGTGATATGTAGTACGCAAACCTTATGGGCATGGGATAAGGCGTATAACACGGTGTGGAGGAATACACCTAAAAGCGCGAGACCTGATGGCATGGTGGCGCTAAGAGACCGAAACCAATATACTCAGCCTGGCCAGATTATCGCGTGGTATCAATCTGCACTCAGCCAGCTAAACACTGGCCAAGTAGCACAAGCGGCTGAGTCAAGTGGAGGAGGCAGTGCGATTAAATGGTGCGACAAATCTAACCTCAATGAGGCGGAACGCAATCTCTGCAAACTAGCGGAGTCAGTGCCGGCATTGGCCTCTTATGAAGAGCAGATAAATAATGCTTACAAGGCATACAAAAACAAAAACGCTTCTCGTTGGGCACAAGAGAAGCAAAAGCAAAGGACGTGGTTAGAACAAAGGAATACGTTCCTACTCAGTATAGGTCAGGCCGACCCACAAGTAGCGGCGACTCAACTCATACAGTTATATCAGAAAAGAATAGCTGAATTGCAACCGCAACCATAAACAGACACATAAACAGACAAGAGCTAGATAAAAAGAGGAGTATGATATGAATCAAACAACGAGCTTACTATTGATTATCATACTCCTCCTTTTATCGTTGCTAGTGGATATAAATACTGATAGCACGAATAGCGTCAAAGCTAATATTTCATACAATAGCGTCAAAGCTAATATTTCATACAATAGCGTCAAAGCTAATATTTCATATACTGATAGATTTATCAGTGGGGTTGGATACATAGGGTCGGGTAACATGAAAACGTTACTCAGTAAATATGAAGGCTATCGCAACTGCAAATATAGTGACACGAAAGGTATAGCAACGATTGGCATAGGTTGGAATTTAGAATCAAACTCCGGGACGACTGGGCGACTGATAGGAATTAACTGGCCTAATTGCATAAATGATGGTCAGGTCAATACGCTGTATGAATACAGTGTGAAGCGGGCGACAGAAGAACTCTACGATTACCTACCATGGGCGAGACAGCTACCCAATGGAGTCCGTGACGTATTAGTGAGAATGTCTTTTAATATGGGGATAGGTAATTCAAGCCGCGGTTTACTGAGTTTTAAGAATACCTTAGAGTTGCTAAAGAGAGGTGACTATCAAGGAGCGGCGAATGGGTTTAGAAATTCACAATGGTGTCGTGATGTGAAGACCACACGATGCAATGAGGAAACAGCCAGAATAGCAAGGGGTGAATAACATGAATGAAGAAACGAGAGTAACAGAGATGAAAGATGGGCAGCATATTCATGTGCATATACACATGAATGGTAGTCAAGGTCAAAATGAGATGCCGACCAGCGAGGCACTTAAAGGAGGTAGCAATAGCATTAACGTATTTCTTGCTATTGTAATTATCGGACTAGGCTTCGTTGTTGCAAATAAATACGGGTTGCTAGTTTCCCTAGCTATACCAGATAGCATTGCCAACTTCCACCTAAACAACCTAAGTCCTTTCCCAAAGGCCGCGATGACTTTGCCAACGATGCAACCAGTGACAATGCGTTGCGTTGCATTAAATATAGGAATAGATATGAATGGCCAACCTGTCCCCGCTTCAGATGCAAACATTGATTCAATACCTAAAAAGGTATGTTATAGCGGTTGCAGATATGAGATGATACCGAGTCAGGCATGGGTAGGATTAGAAAATGGGATGATGAGCTATGTTGGGAAGTTTAAGCCAATAGGCGAGACATGCAATGATGGCGGGATGCAAAATGACGGGATGCAGAAGACCTTTTTAGCACTGGTACCACTTTATATGCTAAAAGATTATCTATCGAGAGGTCAGTCAGGTGACGGTAAAAGTGACAAAGCAGAGGACGATAAAACAGCCATCCTACCTAGCTTTCAAGTGCCCTTCATAGACCAAAAAATACAAGAAGCCAAAGAAAAAATAGGCGCATGGATATGGCAATTTAGTCGTTTGATAATTCTAGTGATGGCCGTGTTTATCTTCTTAATTGGACTGCTATCTAACAGGTTAAGTAGATACCTATTAATTCTAGGGAGTCTATCCGTTGCATGGTATGTCTATTGAATGATTAAAAACCACTGTATTAAGCATGTATTAAGCAGGTAAAATACAGTGGTTTTCTTTACAAAAAATTTTTTTTCATAAACTCTTGACAAACTATAAAAAGTATATTACGCTATAAGTAGTGTACATTATATTTTAAGATATATCAGAAAATGAACGTTCAGCAATTGGTGCCTGAACTGTTTGAGTGGATAGAGGTATTTAGGTCTGGCAGTCAAGTTGATAGCCATGGTAATGAGAGGATTTGGACTGACTCTGATTTAACCGAGATGGTTCAAAACTTTCAACCTAACACATTTACTGTTCCTGTAGTCTTAGGTCACCAAAATTCAGATAGCTCCCCCGCCTACGGATGGGTCTCAAGCCTTAAAAAAGAAGGCGACAGACTCTATGCAAAATTAGCAAATGTTTTAGAAACGTTTGCAATCAGTTTCAAAAATAAACAATACCCAAACCGGTCGGTACGAATAGATATAACTGACCGCGGCCTTGAACTTGGTCACCTTGCCTTTCTAGGCGCCACCCCCCCTGCTATAGATTTACAGCCTGCTGTCCAATTTAAGCGGTATCTCAAATCCTTTGAGTATCCAATACCGCTATCACCCGAAGTTAATCAACCTAACCCAATTGAATTTACATCCTTAATTACAGGAGGTTTAACTATGGCCCTACCTAATATGCCACCCAAAGAAACTGGAACTGGTGACTCTAAAGAAGCTACTCAGGCACAGAATGCCCAGACGGATAGTAGTAAGAAAACGTCGCCCGATTCCACATCAAAAACAGAGATGGAATCAACTGACTCGGTTGCTTTTGAGCTAGCCATTGAGACCCCGGCGCCTGCCATGCCACCAGCCATGCAACCAGCCGCTCCCCCCGCACAACCCAAACCTACGGCACCACCGCCCGGCATGGTGATTATGAGTGAACACGAAAGACAACTCCTCTTAAACCAAGGTGTTGCCTCCGCCGCTGAAGCCATGCTATCAAGTGCGCAACTTTACGTCAGCCAGTTGCAAGCCGCCGGTAAAGTCACCCCTGCATTGCTAGACGGGATAGCTGACTTCATTTGCTTCTTAGAACGTCTTGACAGTCCTAATCCGATTTTTGCTTATGCCGCGGCGGTTAATCCAAAGTCAGCACCCAAGCAATTAACTTACATAGACAGCCAAGGTCACTCTACTCAAGTACGCCCGGTGGATTACTTCAAAGCCTTATTGCAGAAGCTACCTACCCAAGTGGACCTGGGTAAGCGTCACGAGTTTGCCGCTATGCCGGTATCAGACCCAGCAGCGGAATTTGAAAATGTAGTCAATGGAATCACCCGCGGTTTTAGGATTCCAAAACCTGCTAACACTCCACCCCTAACTCAATATAGATAGAGGAGTCACCTATGAGCTTATACACACGAGTTGACTTAGCAGTAGATAATCTGCTTGACGTAGCTTATCCGATACATACTGAGTCAGCTACCATCACCACTGGTACCTTATCTGCTGGCGCCGTTTTAGGACGGATTGCTACGGCAGTGGGTACTCCAAGTTACGGCGCCGATAACACTGGCAACGGTACGATAGGCACCATTAGTTTAGGTGCCCAAGTCATTGGTGGGGTTTATCAACTTTCTTGCAACACCGTCGCTACTTCCGGGAGTACCGCTAAATTCACACTCACTGACCCACTAGGTAGTGTGATTAGTACCACCGTAGGGACGGGTTCGCAAACTACCACGACCCACTTAGTTTTCACGATAACAGCCGGGGGAACGGCCTTTGCCATTGATGACGTAATCTTAGTTCCCGTGTTAGGTTCAAATTACAAACTCTCGGCGACGGCGGCGGTGGACGGGTCGGCAACCCCGGTGGCTGTCTTGCTACAGGATACCGACGCCAGTTCCGCGGAACAAACGGCGCCGATTCTATTAGCAGGTCGGGTCAATACGCGGGCACTGAGTTATGGCACTGGACACAGTGCCGGCACCGTCAAGTGGCCGTTGCGTACTGTAGGTATTCACTCCGTGGCATTCCACTCTAACTAAAGGAAACTGATATGACAATCAATGATTTGTTATTGAATCCGGTGACGTTGCTACAGGCTGTGAAAACTGTTCCACCCCTGTCAACGTTTCTCCGTGACTTTCTGTTTAAAGAAACGCAACAATCCTCTACCGTTCAAATCGCAATAGATGAGATAGTTGGCAACCGTCGACTAGCCCCTTTTGTTGCTTCTAATGCAGTGGCACCCAATGTTGAACGCACGGCATTTAGCAGTAAGATTTATCGCCCCCCTTTGGTCAAGGCGAAAAAGAATCTACAGGCTCTTGATGCGCTTAACCGCCTTCCAGGTGAGCTTCCATTTACCACGGGTGCGGCGTTTGATAGTCAGGAACGCGCTATGGAATTGCTAGGCTGGGAATTGCAAGAATTGAGTAACCGTATCGGTCGCCGTGAAGAATGGATGATTAGTCAATTGCTTGATACTGGTTCTATCGCTGTTTCTGGCGACGGAATCAATGAAACGATAGACTATGAAATGCCAGCGGGTCACAAGGTCACATTGACCGGTAATGACCTATTTAGCAGTTCTAACTGCGACCCGATTGCATTATTTACGGAATGGCAACGTCTTATCCAAAAAGATGGCAAACTAGGTCCTGCTGACTTCGCAATCATGGGTAGAGATGTGCGTGACGCCTTCTTATCACACCCAAAAATCTCACCTAACGCCACCTCTGTACTAAACACACTACGGGTTGATTTAGGTGTGATTAATCCTAACGCACTTCCCAACGGTGCCGAGTTTTTGGGTACGCTAAAGGGACTGGGTGGACTCAATCTGTATGCTTACAATGAGTATTACGAAGATGATAATGGGGTCGTCCAGGACATGATGCCGGCGGATAAGATTTATATTGGTTTTAGCCGTGCCCGCAACATCTTTGCTTATGGCGCCATCCAAGACCTCCAAAGCCCGACGGTGGCAAATAACATGTCACGGATGCCAAAGGGTATCCCGACACTCCCTCGTAATAACACTTATGCCATGTCTCGTTTCCCTAAGACGTGGTTTACTGAGGAGCCGTCAGCGCAAATTCTGATGATGCAATCGGCACCATTACCCATTATGGTACAACCCAATTGCTTCATGAGTATCAAGGCCGTCTAACCGTCTAAGTGGTTATTATCATGTACACGTCACCTCTGGCAATGATGCAACAATTTGGAGTCCAACGACTCACTAAGTACGCCTCTCCGATAGACGCGGTGGTAATCAAAGTCGTCCCGGCGGCGGTACTACGGGCTGCTATTGTTGGAGGTGATATGTCTCCTTATTCCGATGAACAAGTGGAGTTAGCTAATGCCGCCTTAGTTCGCATTCAGGAAAATATAACAGCGGCGGAGAGTGTCGTAAATGCTTACTTAATCCGCCGCTATCAAGTTCCTCTTAGTATATCTCTCTTGACTGCGAATCAAGAATTACTCAGTCGGCATACTAATTCAATTGCACGCTATCTACTCGCGGCCCATAAGCCAAGTGTAGCTATCAAGTCGGCTTATGATACTGCAATTAGCTGGTTAGATGATATAACCAGTGGAACTCGCGGGGGACTCAGTTTAGGTGAGGGCGACATAGATGCAAGTGTCACTTACCCAACCTTAACTCCCCCATTCTCGGTTAAACAAAGTGCAAGCAAGGTACCTTGGCAATGTTACAAGCGAATTTAGATACTAGAAGAGTCGTGAAGCAACTGAATAATCTCGGTGTACAAGTCAATGACCTCAGTTATCCGTTTAAAGAGATAGGCGAGTACATGATGACTGAAATAGCCATGCGTTTTGAACGTGGTGTTGACCAAGATGGTAAACCTTGGATACCATCTAAACGTGCGAAGCGAGACGGCGGGAAGACATTAGTAGATAAGGCCATTCTAAGACAATCCATAGCTTACAAAGTCAGTGATGATAGCGTTGAGATAGGCGTTGGCAAGTTCCCCACTTACGCACGTATTCACCAAATGGGTGGTAAAACTGGACGAGGCCACCGAGTGACTTTACCACCCAGACCTTATTTAGGAATCAATGAAAGTGATAAGGAGGAGGCACAACGTATCATTACTCACTTCTTAGAAACAGCAATAATGAGGAGGTAACAAAATGGCAATCATTACAGATTACATGAAGGATAGGTTAATAAAACACCTCTTAGGCCGTGAGACTTTACCACCTATCACTGAGGTTAAATTAGCACTTTATACTAAAGCTGACGGATTACAAACGGATAACCCGACGGGGGAGGTAACCGATGTGAATTATGAACGTCATTTAGTCACCTTTAATGAGTTTGGTGTAAGTGACCCATTCCACTTTAACGGCTTTGCAACTGAGGTGACTATCACACACCAAGCGTTGGTAGGTCAAGTAGAAGGGGAGGATAGAATCTTAATAGCTATACCTTTCGCAACGCCAGTTACACCTTTGATAGGTCAGCCGTTGTGGTATGAAACAGGTAAAGTGACAATGGAACTTACTACAATCTAAAATCTAAGAGGAACTTATTATGGCTGGCATCTTTACAACTTACGCGGCTGACAAAATCAGAAAACTGATAACTGGAAACGAGGCGTTCCTTTTGCCTAATAATTTAGCAGTCGCCATATACACTGGCACTGATGGTATTAAGGACAATACGCCGACTCAAGAGGCAAGCTATAGTGGGTATGAACGGGCATCCATTATCTTTAATTCTAGTGGAGTAAGCTCGCCTATTTCATTCATAGGCCCGCCGACCGAGGTAGTGATTACTCATGTAGGAATTATTGATGTGGCGGAGGATAAGATTTTATGGGCGGCACCGTTATCAGAACCGGCGACCTTGACACCCGGTAAACCTCTGTTTTTTGACAGCGGTGACATATCTGCCGTCATAGATACGATATAGGTGTTCAAATGATAACTGTGATAGCTTCTGCAAGTAGCACTGGTTTAGCACAAACCTCTCCTATTTTAGCAAGCGTGGCAATTGATATTGCAAGTAGTCAGGGACTGGTGAGTCCTCATGTTATAACCAGTCATTCAGTGACTCAGTTTTCAGAATCATCTGCATCAGTGACTCCTTTTGAATTAATCAGTCAAGATTTCATAAGTGCAATTCAGTTATCAAGTGATTTTTCTGGTCAAATAAATACCAGCGAGAGCTTTGCTAGTGAGGTGATTTTAACTCTTAAAGCCCCTCCTACTCTCTCCTCGACTGCCAGGCGGAATATCGTCTTAAAGTTAAGAGAAGACCTTTATGGTGAGATTCGTATTGACGATTTGACCAGTGAAGTGACTCAGGTAGAGGGGACGACAGATTTTAGAGGAGTCTTAACAGAGGACCAGGTATCAAGTACACCGTCAGTATTTGTGATGAGGTTGCGTACTCAAGCATCTGCTAATTCAAATCTAGGTTATGACGTAAGACAACAGGTGGAGGATTACTTTGGTATTCTCCTTGTTGCTGACAATATCACAGACGAGTATGGTGTCAACTCAATGGATGTAATTTGGGCAATGCACTCTAAAATCATTGATTCATTACTGGGGTGGCAACTCCCAGCAACTGAATTTGATAGACCTACCATGCCGTTGGCCTACCGGGGTGGAGTGGCATACGGATTAGAGTTGGATTCATACCATTGGCTAGACCAATTCTCCTGCACATCACAAATTTGCAGTTATCGGAATCGGACTCAGCCTGCTACATTTTAAACTTAGAGGTACATAATTATGGCATTTCAATCTTGTGGACTCATGTCCAAAAAAATCGGTGCGTTAATCGGCGAGGAAGTTACTTACGGAGTTGACCCGCTATCATATACGGTCATTCCAGTGAATAGTGGTGCGGACTTCAAAATGGAAAATGACATGCAGGAACGCACCATGGTAATGCCGAACTTCTCACCTGTTGGCAAACTCAGTGGGTCAATGTCAGCTACGTCAACTATTCCAGTGGAGTTCTTAGGCGGCGGCGTTGATGAAGACCAAAAAGTTCAAGCGCCTTTCTATGATACCTTGATGCAAGCGAGTGGATTGGTGAAGCAAACTATCTACTTGCTGAATTGCACGGGTAGTACCGGGACGTGGTCAACCACTGAGACGATAACACAAGCGGCCACCAAGGCAATTCATTTGGGAACAGCTAACCTATCAAGCGGGCACGATTGGAGTGGTACATCTCAAAAATTCTCAATCAACGTCAATGACGGCGGATTGACCGAGGTAACTCTTGACAGTGCCTGCACAAATGTCAGTGAGGTCGTGACTGAAATTAATTCACAGTTAAGTACCGCGGGCGTGACTGGGGCCGAAGCCTATGCAAGTACCAATTACGTTGGCATTCGTACCACAACTGTCGGAGCCGATAAGACTATCGTCCTGGCCACCGGGAGTCCTAATGCACTCACTACACTAGGCTGGACGGCTGGAACTTATACAGGCACCGCGGCGGTCACCGGGAGTTTGTTAGATGCTAGGAGTACGGGTGGAGGCGTAGCTACCTTGACGGTAATAACGTCGGGTGATTTTGGGATAGGCACTGTTACCGGGGCCGGCGGAGGTTCGGCAACGGTTGCAATTGCAACGGACGGAATTGCTTATACGCCTACCAGTGTATGTGCAAATATGAAATCATTGACACTGCATTTCATTCGTGATATGATGAAACATATATCCACTGGAATGCGGGCCGACCCGACTTTCACCTTTGAAGTGGGTAAGCTGGCCACCGCTTCTTTTGCACTCACGGGCTTATATACTGACCCTACTGACACGTCTCCTCCGGCGGCTACGGTGCCTAGTGTTTTACCGTTCCCATTGATGGGTGCAACGATTGTCATTGGTGACCTGTCGCCCACGCTAATGGCTTGCAGTAAGTTAGAACTCAAGCTAGGCAATACGATAACCAAGCACATGGACTTATCTGATAGTAACGGTATGTCCAGTGTCGGTATCACGGGCCGCAAGCCAACGGGTTCTATTGACCCACTGGCGCCCTCCTCCTTAACTGACTTCAATCCGATTGCTATTGCAAAGGCTGGCACCAAACTAAGGATAGAGGCATTATTTGGCAGTACCCATGGCAACCGTTTCAAAGTGGTGATTCCGTATGCCCAATTGGATATGCCAGAACTGGGTGACCGGGAGGAACTGGTTGTCTATAATCTCAACTTTACTTGCACTGGCAATAAAGGCGACGACGAGTTTTATATCGCTTTCGTATAACAATTTACCCATAGCCAGTTGCATTGCTTAACATCGTAATTGCACTGGCTATATTCAATTTCTTTTACAAGCCCAATGATGGGCGAGGTCAATTTATGGCATTAACGTTAAGTAGTGTAACGAATCAAAAAAGCGTCCCTGTCTTCATAGGTGACGGAGAGCGTGACAAGGTATTGTTAGGAATTAAATTCCTACTCATGGATGACGAACGGTGGGGGAAGATGATTGGGGAACTCATTGATGAAGATAACCCATCTGGTGACGCGGCTAATGAAGGTGGCGAAGAGAAGCGGCCCAAACGGAAGTTTATTGAATCCTTACGGGTGAATAAAAAAGCCGTGTTCAAGGTATGTAAGGAAGTGGTTATCTTGAGTGAGTCGGGTCTTCAATTGAACCTTGAAGTGGCCGACGTAGATAGTGACGGTAATCCACAGTATGACGAATTTGGTGAGGCAATCACCCGCATGGTAACAGCCGATTTGAAGAAAGGTGATAAGCTGGAAGGTGAAGCACTGGCCGCCTTCTTTAGTTTTGTGGCAACGGTTCAACAAGTAGTGGATTACTACTCGAAGCACGTAGTGAATGTCCACCAGCGTGACAAAAAAAAGTAACCCAATACCGTAACCTCTTTGAGGAGGATAATCTTATTGAGGTTGCAAACTACTGGGCGAGTGGTCAAAGTAGTAAGGATAAACCAATGGAGGAGGTTGAATCTGAAATTAACCTCCTCGTTGACCCAGAGACCGCGGCCAAGCTAGTCGAACAGTTGAAACGCGATGCAACCCCGGACGAGTGTCATATCCTCCCTAAAAATTGGGAAACGTTTCTTTTTTGGCAACGTATATCCAGTCACTGGTTATACGGTGCCATGGGTGGTATCTTAGGTTTAGACTGGGGGACTGTGTATGCAAAGGTGAGCCTTTATCACCAGTCCCCACCAGAGGAACTGAAAGAGCGTTACGGTTTTGAAAGAGTCACTTTGATGATGATTGAGGGTGTGGAGGCTATGGAACGTGAGGCAAGGCGGGTGCTAAATGAAGACAATAAGTAGAGAATTACAGAGCATGGTTAACGTTTGTATGCAGTACAAACTGAGTATATTTCTTGAACGTGTTGATATGAATTGCTTCCCTAAGTCGCTTCACCCACTGATAGGAATCATAGGACTAGACATGATGTTGCAGATATGCCTGCTTACTGATAAACTACGGATACCCAAAAAGGAGACCACTTTAAGGCGTAACTTACGTGGCAATCCTATCTATACGATTCTTTTATCTCTCCCCTCTAGTAAGCTGACCTCTTTACTGAAAGAGTATAGAGGATGCCGTTTAGATATACCGAAATTTTCCACCTTGTGGAATCGTGTATTAAAAGGAGAATAGAATGGACATAATCATAGAACTGATAAAAGAGAATCATGACCACATTACGAATTTAGTGGTTGCATATACGTTAGGATTACTTGGTGCTATTGTGAATTATCTAAGAATGCGGGATTTTAAGAATGGTTTTCAAATTGGCCGTATCTTTTTATCAGTGAGCTTTGTATCGCCTACAATATATATTCTGTCTGCAGGTTTTGTAGATACCAAATTGCAAATTGGATTGACGATTTTATCCGGGGCATTCCATGAGGAGGCACTTGGATTACTAAGGTCGCGATTTGAAAGTATGAAGAGTAGTATAGAAATGAAGAATGGCAGTGGTCTTATTAGGAAGGACGAATCTCAAGATAAGCCTAAACAAGGGGAGGAGACTCAATGAGTAAAGCAAATGTGAATTGGCAGACCGTTGGATTTCTGTCGGTTATCTCAGTCCTCTTATTCAGTCTTCCTACCGGGGTAGGCAATGCTATCCTATTTGCGGCAACCAGTGCATTTGGATATTTTACACTAGGTAGAATGAATCGTAAGAAGTGGGATAACCCAGCGATTACGAAACAGGAACGCGGTAGGGGAGTGGTACTTATCACTTTCTATACCTTAATGTACACTCTTCTGGAAATAAGCTGGGTGATACAGAAGAATGGTGAATTGATAGGTAGCACCATAAATATAACGTGGGCATTACTAGAAGGTATTCAGGGAATCATACTGATGTATTTGCTGTTTCAAGTGAACCTAGAGTTGAACTACTATGGGAACACGGATTACAGTGACGAGGGGTTCTTAACCAAGGTATTGAAAGGACGTTTTTACAAACAAAGCAATTGGCCTCAAAAACCTAAGTCACGTAATAAAAACAATTCTACTAATAGATAACAGAAGACAGAGGACAGACGATGGAAGTGATTAAATACTACCTAATGGTTATATGGGTGTGGTTAAAAGGGTTGCTGAATGTGCAAAACGATAGTGACCTGCTGTGGCTACTCATTAACAAACTGATTACCCCAGATGTGCAAGCTCTCTTGACTGAGTTGATAAAGGAGGCATCCAGAATAGACATGAGTCCTATGGAAAAGAAACGCTACGTTATGCAGAGGTTAGACACTTTGCAGTCTCAGTTGCAGACCAATATCTACCTTATGAGGGGGGAGACTTTAAGCATGGCCGTGAATATTATGGTTGAATATTTGCAGTTACATGGGGAGTTAAAACATCATACCAAGGTGGAGGTTAAGGAGGTTAAAAATGAGATTTAAAAACAGGCCACGACCTTATGCTGATATAATGGAGGCGTATCAATTCAGTGCTCCTCTCCCTTCTGAATTGCAGATGCAACAGGCCATATTGAATTGGCAAAAGCAAACTCAAGGTGGAGGAGAGGTGAATGGAGGTGAGGCGATTGGTATGCAAGTCACCCGAATTGAGAATGACCCTGACTTCATATATGCGCTCCCTTACGTCCTTAACCCCGACCCGGTTTTAGCAAAGCTAGGCTATTCACAGACGATTCCCGTCTATGAGTGGTTAGCAGAGGATGCACATATCGCTGGTATCATTCAAAGAATGTATGCCGGGTTAGTCAGGTTTGAAGCGCATGTGCAACCGGGTGGCTTGCGTAAAGTAGATAAACTGGCCGCGGCTTTGTGCGAAAAGATTTTAGATAGACCACCTTCTCCTAACTTCGGGTGGAATGAGTTATATTTTAAGATGTATGAGGCCGTGTTATATGGCTTTGACCTAAAAGAAATCGTATGGGATTATTCAGGCAAGTATCTTATACCAGTGGAGTTGATTGATGTACCACGCCGGCGGGTCCTATTCACGCCCTATGGATTGCCATTGATTCGCACCCGCGGGAACTTTTTAGGTGAGGCTCTTAATCCTAATAATTACCTCCTCACTCGTCACCGACACACAGTGGATAATCCTTATGGATTTGCCGCGCTATCATCTTGTTATTGGCTAGTGAATTTCAAGAGGATGGTAATGGAGTACTATGTAAAGTTTATAGAGAGGCATGGTAGTCCGTGGGCCATTGGGAAGTATCCTCCTGGCACTGATGCCGCGAGTATTGATACCATTCTAAACCAGTTGGCTAGTATGCTTGATTCCGCTTGCGCGGCGGTACCGGATAACGTTGCAGTGGAATTTATGGAAGCGAAGTCGTCTGGTGAAAAGATGATTCATAGTGGCTTCATAGATGTGGTGAATAGTGAGTTATCTAAAGCGATTCTCTCCTCCACGTTAGGAGTTGAGATTACTGACCAAGGTTCAAGAGCGGCGGCGGCGACTCATTTAGAATCCGAAGCAATGGTGACAGAGGCACATCGTAAGCTGGTCGCGGCTAGTATGAATAAACTGTTTAGGCTGGTGACGGATTTCAACTTTGGGGAGAAGGTGAGGTCTCCTTATTTTGAGTTTTATGAGGAGAGTGAAGCTAAGAAGGTAGTGGCAGAGAGTTTTGATATTATTCGTAAGTACCTCCCTATATCGTTACAGTTCGCCAGTGACCGATTGCAAGTTGAGTTGGCATCCGCAGGGGAGACAATCCTACCTGGGTATGAAGGCGAGTGGGGTGATAAACCAGAAACACCCAAGCCTAGCACCGTGATAGAGGAGGTAGCAGGTGTGGAGAGTAAAGATGAGGTGGCTGGTGACACAAAACTTGATACCGAGACTGAGTTACCAGACGCCGAGGCACAAGTGGAAGATGGTTTAGCATTGCCCACCGACCTTGAACATCGTGACACGGTTGCCTTCTCATCCCCTCCTCCGGTTTGTGATTGTGACGAGTGTCATGGTGACTGTCATTATGATTACAGAGCCGGGACGAGGTGGGTAGATACACTATCCACTGAACCAGTGGATATAGTGAAGTTACGGTCGGCTAAGGTTTATAGTCAGTTCCTAAATAAGGACTTTCATAGAATGACTGAGATAGTTGAAAACGCATCCTCATTAGAGGAGTTACAACGTGAGTTGTTTAACTTCTATAATGAACCGCGTCAAGAGGCAACGCAAAACCTAGCACAGGCAATGACGTTAGCTTGGTTACTAGGTTATGAAGCGGAACTCAAGCAAGCTACTTCTTAACGATAAAGGAGACGAAAATGGATGATACCTTTGATTGGCAAACTGTGCAATTCACGGAGGCCATTGATGTTTTGAGTGACAAGGTAAATATACCGGTGGAGGTTAGAGGACAAGTTCTAACTGCTATGCAAGAAACAGCATTCTATGTCACTGGAATGACCCGCGCCGATGCAATCAGTGAAGTGCATGATAGTCTAAACAACATCATAGCCAATGGCGGCACGATTACGGACTTCAAAAGGGACTTCAAGGCAATCGCAGAGAAGACTGGTTTTACTCCAAAGGAGGGAGTGGCAAGGCGAGCGGAGGTGGTATTTGAAACGAATATTCATACTGCACTCAATGCCGGGTCGATGCAACGTATGAGGGAAACAGCTACCACCCGGCCGTATGCTAGTTTGATGACGGCGGGTGGGGCCAGGACATGTGGTAATTGTGCAATGATGGGGGGCGTGACGATGACCATTCAGCAATGGGATACCCGCGGCGGACCTCCTTTTCACCATCGTTGCCGCTGTGAATTAAGGAGCTTCTCTGTCACGCAAATGGAGAAGTACGGATTAAAGGAATTTAACCCTGACACTGACACAATGACCTATCGTGGTAAGAATGGTGAGACTAGGCAAGTGAGTATGAAAGACACGTATCAATACGTTAATCCTCATACTGGTAAGACCGAGACCATCCCAGTGGGTATCTCACCCGGTTTCAATTATGCGAAGGGATTAGGTGGAACGCAACCCGTGAATGATGCCGTGCAAGCCAAAGTGAGTACATTGCCAGCGACTTTACAAACGATGGTCAAGACCGACTTTGCAAACGGTGGGCAATAAAAAACCGGCGGGTGATTTAACCCGCCGGTTTAAGTTAAGCATCCTTACTTGAAAGGAGTGGTTTACGTCGCCGCTCCTTTGGCCTAACCCACACCCGGGCCATTTGACTCTTAGTCTTCTTAATGGCAGGCATGGCTTCTATCTTCCTAATCCAACCTCTGTCACTTAAAATCCGTGCCAAAAGATGTTTATCCGGTCTCCTAGTTGATAGGTCATTGGGATAAAACCTTTCTAGGAATGATTGAGTGACAATCTCTTCTGGTGACTCAGTAGAGAGGTATTCATTGAGAGTCTTTTCTATCTCATTACGCCGAGGGTTAATCCATTTTGGATTAGGTTGGTTACTCCACACCCATCCTCCAGGTGAGTTATATTTGCAATAACCTCGGTCCTTGAGGACGTGTGATAGCAGGTGTTTATCACCCCGCGGTGGATTAGGGCCCAGCACGTCCTCACTGGTAAAGAGGTCAGCGGACGGGTTAATGGTAAGGTATTTTAGAAACTGAGTTTCTATATGTCTCGTCCTGATTTCGTTACTCATTTGGCATCCTCTGTAGATAGGCATTTAAAGTAACTCGCGCAATACCTGACAGCTTTTGCATTTCAGATATGTTGCCGTTGCAAACACGATGCAATGCGGTAATGTATTGCATCATCAATTGATTCTGGAATTGTTCCATCACGGTGGCTTTGTTCGGAATAGAGTTAAATCTTAGAACAAAACCAGTGTCAGTCGCCTCCTTATCCACCTCCACCGTCTCGGCTGGCGTAACATCCATATCGTCACTGCCATTCAGCATGTCTTTTACTAGCTTGACACTCACCTCACCCTCCTCCTTAAAAATCGCAATCCGTTGGCAAACTTGTTTCAACTCACGGACGTTGCCAGGCCAATTTAGACCGGTCAAGTAGTCCACCGCCTTTTCGCTGAATTGCACTCCCGTTAGGAACGTCTTTAGGAGTAACGGAATATCCTCTCTTCTCGTGCGCAACGAAGGCACTTCAATGGTGAATCCATTGAGTCTATAGTAAAGGTCTTCCCTGAATTTACGTTCCCTGACTAGTTGCTTTAGTGAGTGGTGAGTCGCGCAAATAACACGCGCACTGGTATGCTGTGCCTTAGTATCGCCCACTTTGACGTAAGTACCGTTTTCAAGTACCCTTAGCAACTGGGCCTGGCATTGCATTGGCATGTCACCCACCTCGTCCAAAAATAGGGTGCCGCCATTGGCCTCCTCAAATAACCCAATCTTATTTCTGTCTGCCCCCGTGAAGGCGCCCTTGACATGACCAAAGAGTTCTGAATTAAGAAGCTCCGCCGTGAAGCCGGCGCAGTTTATTTTCACAAACTCACCTTGACGGCCTGACAGGCTATGCAGGTCGGTTGCAACTAATTCTTTACCTACCCCCGTTTCCCCATGAATGTACACTGGGATTGCATGGGGGGCGAGCTTCGCAATGACCTTTTTTAAGTCGTTAATGGGCTTGGATTCGCCAATGATGCAACTGGTGATTTTTAATCCCAAAGCACGCTTGAGGTCGTCCACCGTGAATGGATTGACCAGCGGGGTGAGGTTTTGTTGACGGTGGTAGTTTGCCTTTTCTGATGTGCAAATGATTATCCCCTCCGTCGGCGCGAAGCTCTCGTCAACTATCTGTATATCCGCCTCCCCAGTAAACTCGTCAAATTGACGGAAGGAGGTGATGGCCATCGTGTGGTATCCCAACGATTTGGCAGCTTTTTCTAATGATACCGCTAAATCCTGCGAAGGTGTTGCTATTAATATTGTCTGCTTTTTCATGTGATTAATACCGCTGTTTGCTTACTCCCTATAATATAGTATTATTTTTCTATTTTTCAATACACTTTAATAAAAAAAATTTTCGTATATCCACTTTATCGCCGCGGTGGTAAAAAAATACCCATACCGCGGGGGGCGGTAGGGGGTATTTTCACAGTGAAAATAGTCTTATGCAAATTAATGAAATAAAAAACCGCCAGTGAGTGATAAAACTCACTGGCGGTTTTTTAGTTGGCCTTGATTTTTAAGGAATCTAAAACCAATATACCCATTCCAGAAAGAATTAACATGAAACCACCGAAGGCAAAACCGAGAGTCTTTATCTCCTCATAAAAATGAGGAGGCATCGGTATCATTGATATATATGCTAGGGTAAATAATAAAAGCCCACCTACAAGGTGTGGCATGGCCTTGCAAGCCACTTTCAATTCTTCAATCGTTTTCAATTGCATCTTTAATCCTCCATTTATTAAGTGGGCGGCGAGACAGTTCGCCACCTACTTAAATAGTAACGTCAAGTTTATCAAAAGTCAATACCCTTTCAAAATTTTTTACACTCCTCCCCTTTCTATCCACCGACCCAATAACCAGAGTAAATCAGATAGCCTATTTAGGTATTGAATAACCAGTGGACTGACATACTCACCAGTGTCTTTTAACGCAACCGCGGTACGTTCCACCCGACGGCATACCGTCCTAGCTACCTCCAAAAAAGCTACGTCCACTCGGTCGCCAGGTATCGCCCAATCGTACTCACCTTTATTCAACTGGTATCTACTCCGTAGGTTTTCTAAACTGGGGAGTAATTGGTTTTCAGTCAAGAGAGCGTGAATCTTGCATTTGCTATCGGGCGACGCTAGGGAGGAGCCGATGTTAAATAGCTGGCTTTGCAGTGTCTTTAAAAGAGTAAAGACCTCACTCTTAGATTTGTTGAATGCCCTTGCCACTCCTAAGTTTGCAACCAGTTCGTCTATCTCACCAGTCACCTGTATTCTTAGGTCGGCCTTTGATACACGACCGGGCCCTATAAGTCCTGTTTGCCCATTGTCACCATCACGGGTTGTTATACTCATACTCGCCTCTAATAAAAGAACCTTGAAATTGATAAATATGTAGTCCAAACCATCAATCATCAATCTAACCAACCCCGCTAGTTTATAAGACTAGCGGGGTTTTTTATTGGGATTAGCTAATCACACCACATACGCCGTTGTCACAATTATCGGTGCCAGCATCGCGGTCAAAGCCTTGACTAGCACTAAACCGTTCCCAATCAATGGGCTTGAGTTTAGTTGAGTAGGCATTAAACACCGCTTCGCTGACCGGGGTCTGTGGCAAGTATAATCCGGGGGTGACATTCTTTAGGTCAAACCGCGGCATAAACGCCGTCCCTACATACGAATCCCAATTCTTGTGTAACCAGTCGGCTATTGAAGGTATCTCGTCAGGGAGGTACGTTATTGTGCAACTGGCATTCGTGTCGCACCAATTGTCCATCATCCGCCGATAGTTTTCTAACTGGTCAAGGGCACCGTGTCTCTCCACCTCCACCCCGTCGCTATCCATTCGCCACTTGAAGTTTGGATTATCCCATTTGATAGGGAAGTTGATTAGCACGTTGCCGGGTGTCAAGGGATTGGGCTTGACCTCGTAGCCGTGCGATTCTAAGAGAGAGACCACAGGGTCGTCGCTGTTAAAATTCTGGTAGTTAAAGATGTGCTTCGCCAGTGGGTGATGTAATCCCTCACTCACCCCCGCGGCTTTGCCAGCTGTGCCATCGGGCTTGACCGTGGTGACGTAATAGGGGAGAGGTAGGCCCAACTCTCTGGCCATTGAGTGCGCACCGTGAGTCGCCGCCGCCCGAAGTCGCCGCCATTGTGCCTGCGTAAGTCCACTCTCGGCCACGCCCATGACGCCCAGACCTACCAGACGGAAGTGTTGATTGTTGCGGTGCCAACGTTCACTTAATACACCGTCTTTTAGGTCAACGCACGTTTGTACATACGCCGCCCGTGCTAAATAGTATGCAGTGTCAAATAACTCAGTCAGGTTATGCCATGCCGACTGGGCGACATTTAAGACCACTTGGTTGCATAACCCACCATTGACCAATGGCTGTTCACCGCACGGGTTTATCACGATAGCGTCTTCAAAACGAGACCGTAACGCTTCAGTATTGCAGATACCTGGATCACCACTGTCTCCATTTTCTAGGATTGTTTGCATAAGCTCATGGAGTGTGGATAAGCTAGGCCGCGTCTCAAATAGCACCGTGTTGTTAGTCATCCCCCGCCACATCTTGTTAACCTCCCAGAATTTACGCTTGACACTCATAAACTGGTCGATGTCACGATGGGTATTGGATAGCATCACCAAGCCAGCGGAACGCCGACTTGATAGGGTCTCGCCGGTTAAGGCAAATATGTCCAGGAGGTCTATGACGGATAACGCACGACCTACCCTGCTATTTAAGATATGGGCAATTATCTCAAAGGAACGCGCTATCTTTTCGTCCCCACTGGTTCGCCAGCCATAGCCGCTAGTCACCTGTCCCTTGCCGCGGATTTCTGAAAAATCTAAGACCAGTTTTTTGGCAATGACATTCCTGCCCTCATACTCATGGGCCACTAGCTTCCCCAATGCCTTCGCCCATGCCACTGCACTGTCGCCTACCTTGATTGTCCACACGCCGTCGGTCAAGGTCTCCTCATTTTTGGGATTGCCTTTCTCAACACGATTTGAATGGATAACCTGTATCTCTGGAATTGGTTGTGCGAAGCCAAACAGGCAACCACTCTGGGGACGAATGGATACCCCGCAACCTTGCAATAGCAACCAATAGGCGTCTACCACATCATAGACCGTCTCGTACTGCAAGCCGGCGCAATTAAATGATGTGACCTCCACCTCACGGGATTTTTCAGTGTCACCCATCCATTTGACCCGGCCTGCTAAAAAGCCCCGCCGTTCCATTTGAATTTGATGCAAGATGGTCAACTCGCGTTCCTCTGCTACGTTCAAAGGACGGCCTAGTTGACGCTCCCGTAGCCATCTTTGATGACGGCCTACCCTATGGTAAATATCCTTCCTGGATTCCAGTTGACCATTGGGGAGTACACGGGCGTATTTTTGCAATTCCGTTACCATTGCCCTGACTTCTTTCGAGTCCATTAGCATATCTGTTATTTCCTCTATATAAGGAGTTGTTAATAAAATTGTATAGTGATTTTACATCGATGTTAATCGCATTGCGTTTCTAGCCACGTCAATGCCCTCTCGTACAACTCGTAAGGATGCGCAGAGCCTTGATTTATGCGGTGTTTCAGACTCTGTATGAAGCGGTTAGCTAGTGCGAGAGGGTCCGCCGCCTTGGTTAGCAGTTTCTCTATATAGTTATTATTGCCAAATCCGTGCCCATAAATCTTATGCAGTTCAGAGGCAATTAGCGCGGTGGCATCGGTTGCTACATGGGCATGGGGGACATGGGTTATTGTGCCATCATGGTTCACAAAGCAGTATTGTACTCGTTTATTTTTCACGGTTAAGTTGAAAATACTTTGACGTTTAGTGGTGATTATATCTGTCTAGGTCCCTTTGGCTTGTATAGGTCCAAGACTTTATGTCTATGACCTAGTTTGCGAGTCCTAGACATTGGAAACCCGCATGGATAAAGGCTTGTAAGGTCCGTGAAGGTCAAAAGGCACTTTTCGAACTTCTTTCTATAGAAAGTTTTTTTCAAAAAAGATTGCATAATATATTATCTTAAAAAGGACCTATACGACCTATACAGACCTTACAAGCCTTTATCCATGCGGTTCTTAGAGTGTATAGGACCTCTTTAAGAGACTCATACACGTCTAGGTCCCTCTATTTTAGAAAAAAGTCCTTAGAATAGTTGAATCTCTAATCCATTCAAAGACTTACCTAAGATTGCCATGATACTGTCTAGGTCCAGGTCCTCTACAATCCGTTTCAAAAAAGTTGTCAATTTGGGTACTTTTTCGTTTACAGAAACCTAGCAACCATGCGGTTCTTAGCATACCCATCGAGGCACTTTTCACACTGTCTAGGTCCTAGACGGCGTGAATGCCCTAGACAAGATTGACGGCCTTTTAAGTTTTTCAGTCGCCAGTCACTAGTCCTACCTATACAATTTTTTTAAAATTTTTCTGAAACTATTGACAATTGATTTGGTATCAAATATACTATCAATAATAGTAAAAATTACCTCACCTATAAACCATCTTATGAATTTAGAATTAACTAAAAAAGAGCTTCTTTCCCCTCTAAAGACCGCAGCTTCCGTTATAGAAGACCGCCGGGCCGGCATGACAGTACTCGGTAATATTCTTTTGCAGGCCGACGGCAAACAACTAAACTTAACGGGCGGTGATGGCGACATTGAGGTGACTTGCAACCTCCCTATTGAGACCAGCGCCACCTTTGCCATCACTGTTCCTAAAAAGCTATTAGACATTACACGGTCGGTGAATGACGGCGGTGACTTGCATATTTCAGATAAAGACGATAAGCTAATTATAAAGTCTGGCAAAAGCCGCTTTACCTTGGCCACCTTGCCTGCCGACAATTACCCAGCCAGCCCGGTGTTAGAGGTCAATAAACAACTGACTCTCCCTCAATCGGAATTGAAGTCACTGATAAAACAATGTGCATTTTGCATAGCCTCCAACGACATACGCTATTATCTAAACGGCGCGTTATTAGAAATAAATGATGGCGAAGCATACATGGTTGCCACCGACGGCCACCGTATGGCAGTGACACCATTGGAATTGTTAGTCAGTCCAGTGGCGACCGCTGTGCCTACGAAAAAAACTAAGAAGTCTGCGGCTACCGAGGCCACCGATTCGGATAATGCTAAAATCATTATCCCCCGTAAAGCCATCTATGAGTTACTCAAGTTACTCGGTGATGACGGGGACGTGCAAATAAGCTACACTGATAGTCACGTCCAATTTATTCTAGGGGACTCGCTTCGTTTAACGAGTAAGCTAATTGACGGGCAGTTCCCCGACTGGCGAAGCGTAATTCCCGCCAATGCAACTAACATTGCCCGTGTGTCTAAGGCCGACCTCTATTCAGCCATAGGCCGTGTAACTCTACTCTCTAACGAGAAATACAAAGGAGTGCGACTGACACTCTCTAAAGACCTCTTGACGGTTAATGCGAAAAATCCTAATCAAGAGGAGGCGACGGAAGAATTAGAGGTGATATATGAAGGCGAGCCTCTTGAAATTGGCTTTAACGGCGCCTATCTACTAGAATCAATAGCGGCTGTGAATACCGCTGATGTGCAACTGGCATTCACAGATAGTAACTCCTCTGTGGTGATTACTCAAAATGAAGACGAGGCAGAAGGCAAGTGGATTATTATGCCAATGAGGTTGTAGAGTAGTTAGGTTAGAATGGTGAGGATAAGTAACGGCAGGGACGCCTAATAAACATTGATTATTTATAATGAATAATCACTATAAACATTAAGAAATTAAAGGTGAATATATGGGTAACAGAGCACAATACACTAAAGAAGAGATAAAGGAACGTATTGAAGGCACTTTTGGAATAGTTGCGCAATTAGCTAAGAAACTAGACGTATCCTGTGTCACGGTCTATAATTACCTAAACCAATATCCTGAGTTAAGGGACGACTTAAAACAAGAGCGTGAACGTACTAAAGATTATGTAGAAATAGAGTTCATTCGCCTGATAAAAGAAGGTAATACCAAAGCCATTTTACAGGCAGCTAAGACGCTATTAAAGGACCGTGGCTATGGCTACACTTTTGAACAGGCCAGTACGCAACCTAACAACCACCTCTTAGACCTCCTTTCTGAAAGAATTGAACAAGGTAGCTAGTTTATTATGCCTAAATACAATCAAGATAAACGCAATGCTAATCGCGGTACTGAGAGAGGACGTGAGTTACTCAAACAGTCCTTATCACGTCTCGGTCCTGGTCGTTCAATATTAGTGGATAAACACGGTACGGCTATAGCAGGCAATAAGACCTTAGCAGAAGCTACCTCTCAAGGTATCCCGACTGTGGAAGTGGAGACCGATGGTAAGACCTTAGTGGTAGTGAAAAGGACGGACTTAGATTTGGATACCGACATCAAGGCACGGGAGTTAGCTTTTGCCGATAACCGCGTGGCGGAACTTGATTTGGATTGGGATACGGAGGTTTTGAAGACTGACTTGGAGGTGCTTGATACTGACTTTCTTAACAACCTCTGGACGCCGGAGGATTTTTCATTGGCAAATGATGAGGATAAGATGACAGGTGAAGAAGACGACCAATCCAATTACAGTCGTTCAGTCAAGTCACCCACCTATGTAGTCACTGGTGAAAAACCAAAATTAACTGACCTCTTTGATAACTCAGTAACGACGCGACTGATTAGCAACATCAATCAATCCAACCTCCCAGAGGACGAAAAGGAGTTTCTAAGAATAGCCGCGCAACGCCATACGGTATTGCATTTTGGAAACATAGCCGAGTATTATGCCCATGCCAACGAGGAGCTACAGACACTTATGGAGGATAATGCACTCGTCATTATTGACTTTAATAAAGCGATTGAGTTAGGTCTCGTTAAGATAACTAAGCAGATAGCCGAGATAACTAAAGAGGAATATGGTGATGACGACGTATAAATTCGCGGTGTTTATTCTCGTCCACGGACGACCTGATAGAGTGGTTACTTACCACACCTTAAAGAAGCAAGGCTACACTGGTGACATTTACTTGATTGCCGATAATGAGGATAAAACCGTCCCGCAGTATAAGGAAAAATTTGGGGAGGATAAAATCATTATCTTTGATAAGTTAGCGATGGCGCAACGGATTGATACTGGTGATAACTCTCAAGAAAGACGAGCCGCCGTCTTCGCACGGAATGCCTGCTTTGATATTGCAAGAAACTTAGGGATTGATTATTTTCTTCAATTGGATGATGACTATAATGGATTTTATTATACTTTTACAGGCGACCTAAAGTATCATCAAAAACCGGTTAAATATAGCCTTGATAGGTTATTCCAATCAGTTTTGGAATATTACATTAGTATAGATGCACTTACTATTGCTTTTGCCCAAGGTGGTGATTTAATCGGAGGTAAAAACAATAACATGATGGGTGCTATTAAAATTAAGCGTAAAGCTATGAATACTTTCTTTTGTAGTATTCATCGTCCTTTTGAGTTCACCATGCGCGTCAATGATGATGTTAATGCTTATATCCGTTATGGCAACCGTGGTAAGCTAATATTTACTCTTTATAATTTAATTATAAAACAACCAGCCACCCAAAAAGTTAAAGGTGGCATGACGGAACTTTACCAAAATGAGGGGACTTATCCAAAATCTTTCTCTACCGTAATGATTGCGCCATCTTGTACCAAAATTGCAATGATGGGTGATAAGCATCCTCGTATTCACCATCAAATCAACTGGGGTAACGCCGTCCCCTGCATTCTTGACGAAAAGTACAGAAAACGAAGCCACCATGCCTAAATACAATCAAGATAAACGCAATGCTAATCGCGGTACTGAGAGAGGACGTGAGTTACTCAAACAGTCCTTATCACGTCTCGGTCCTGGTCGTTCAATATTAGTGGATAAACACGGTACGGCTATAGCAGGCAATAAGACCTTAGCGGAAGCTACCTCTCAAGGTATCCCAACGGTGGAAGTAGAGACAGATGGTAAGACCTTAGTGGTAGTGAAAAGGACGGACTTAGATTTAGAGACCGACATCAAGGCACGGGAGTTAGCTTTTGCCGATAACCGCGTGGCGGAACTTGATTTGGATTGGGATACGGAGGTTTTGAAGACTGATTTGGAGGTTCTTGATACTGACTTTCTTAACGAAATGTTTAAGATTGATGTTATTGGTGATACAACATCAAATTTACCTACAGCAGACTTTACCAATTGGAAAGCTATACAACAACAGTCTTTAACAAAAAGAGTTTTAATTGGTGAGATTGAATTTGGAATAAGTGAAGAGCAGTATAACTCTTTCCTAGAGTTACTTGAAGTTAAACTAAAGACAATTAATAGCCAAAGGTTGGCAGCACAAGAGGTATTTAATGATGCGTTTTGCAGTGATTGATGCACTAGGTAAAGATATTGACCCTCGATTTGATGGCATGGCTGTTAAATATTTAAATTGGGAACTTAATAGATTAGGTGCTAATGTTGTTAAACTACCGCAATTAGCAGATATTATATTAATCAGTACAGTATCTGCTGGTGAGTGGCATGTTGTTCCATCGTGTATAAAAAAGCATAGTATTGATAGACTGAGGCAAAAAATCATACTGGGTGGTCAAGCATCATTATCTCCAAAAGTTTTTGAAGATTATGTTGATATTATATGTGTTGGCGAAGGTCGAGTTTTTTTAGAGACATTGGTGAAGCAAGGGTTTGATACAGCAAGAAATTTACCAAATAGTTGGGTTAAGGGTGATACAAGAGAGGTAATTCCTGATTATAATTTTCCTTATGATATTCCTCCAATTAAATGTATGGATGGTTTAACTAGGATATTTGCATCTCGCGGGTGCAGGAAAAAATGTTTATTTTGTCAAGTAGGCTGGGAACGTGAATATTCTGAAAATAGTTTTGAAAACGTATCATCTTTAGATAAAGAGTTATCTATGGTTGGTCATCGTGTCAATTATGTAAGCAATGATTTATGTGGTTTAAGCTATTTTGATAAAATAAATCATTACCGGCACTTTTCAGGAAGTTTTAATCATCTTAAAACCGTTATTGAAACTATTGGGATGAAAAAAATAGTTCAAAAACTAGGTACTATGTATGGTTCAATTCGTATTGGTGTTGAATCAGTAAGCGAACGATTGAGGAGGTTTATAGGCAAACCGATTAATAGTAGAGACTTATTAGATATTACATGCAACTTCCTTAATGCCGGTATTAAGTTTAAATGGTTTATGATTTGTGGATTACCTGGTGAGACTGATGATGATTATGAAGAATTAAAAATGTATATTAGTTACATAAAAAAGAACGTAAATAAAGGTATGTTACACATAAGTTTTACATCTTTTTTGCCCAATTCACCCTGTCCTCTTTGCATTCCACCATTAGAAGACTCTTATCAAGATAGAGTAAATAGTTTCTATGATTGGTTTTTTGATGGTGCCGGCTATACTAGAAAGGTAAGAATATTAAAAGGATGTGAACCAAAATCCAGATTATTACAGTCAATAGGATATATGGGTTGTTCTGAAGATGATTTGCGTAGAGGTTGGCTATATGATGACCCACCTAACTGGCGTGTTAGGTATACCTACCGTGACAAAATACGCCGTGCCTATAACGTTTATGCCAAAAAAGTTGGACTACCTATAGGGAAAGATTAATGCCCAAACTAACCGATTACACACCTGACCATCATAATGCGAACCTTGGTACCGACAGGGGCCGTAAAGAGCTTGCTAAATCTGTTAAACAACTTGGTTTAGGTCGGTCAATCCTGACGGATAAAGACGGACGTATTATCGCTGGCAACAAGACTTATGAAGCGGCGGTTCAAGAGGGTATTTCCAAAGTAGTGGAAGTGGAGACCGACGGTGATACCCTAGTTGTCGTCAAGCGAAATGACCTGGATTTAAATGAGCACATCAAAGCGCGTGTCCTTGCCCATGCAGACAATAAGATTGGACAGGATAACTTGAACTTTGACTTAGCTATCGTCAAGGCCGACCTAGAATTACTGCAAAGCGATTTTCTGGACGAGCTTTGGACGCCAGATGACCTTGGGGAATTATTTGAGGAGGATAATGTCAATCATATTGACCCGCAGCAAATGCACACCAAAGAAATTAATCCAAATGAATTTGAATTTGAATGCCGTTGCCCAAAGTGTGGCTTTGAATTTAATCCCAAATGAACAAACATGCTTGGTTTCTCACTGACTTAAAAACTATACCATCCAACGGTTTAAAAGTGATGTCAACTTTTGCTTGTGGTGGCGGGTCATCTATGGGTTATAAATTAGCTGGGTGTGAGGTGATAGCGGCTAACGATATTGATGCAGAAATGGCTTATCATTACAAATTAAATCTACATCCACAATATTATTTCTTATGCCCAATTCGTGACTTATTGACCAAACAATTACCTAAAGAATTGTTTAACTTAGATATATTAGACGGCAGTCCACCTTGTTCAACTTTTAGCATGTCTGGTAAACGAGAAAAAGTATGGGGGAAAAATAAACGCTTTAGAGAAGGTCAAGCTAAACAGGTTTTATCTGATTTATTTTTTGACTATCTTGACTTAGCTGAATATCTAAAACCTAAAGTAGTTATAGCAGAAAACGTCAAAGGACTGATTTTGGGCAATGCCAAAGGTTATGCAAAGTTGATAATGATGCGGTTTAAAGAAATAGGCTATAAACCTCAGTTATTTTTAGTCAATGCGGCGGATTGCGGTGTTCCTCAAACTAGAGAAAGGGTCTTTTTTTGCGCATTAAGAAATGATATTAATATGCCCCCCTTAGAACTATCTCCTACTTGTAAATGGGTAAGCGTTGGTGAAGCAACTAGCGATTTACAGGTTTTGACCGATAATGAAATACGCAATACACAAGCAAGTCCAATGGATTTAAAATATTGGAAACTCGTAAAAAAAGGACAAGTTTATAATACATTTATAAAAAAACATGAAAAAAGAATATGTGGCTTTAATTATTGTAAATTAGATGATGCAAAACCAAGCCGCACAATGTCGGCACATCCCTCCTCACTTAAACATTGGTCAACTTGTCGTAATTTAACTTACCGTGAATGGAAAAGAGTAGGTTCTTTTCCAGATGATTATCAAGCCAAAAATGATAATATTGGTAAATATATGATAGGTATGTCCGTACCGCCATTAATGACCAAAGCGGTGGCTGATGCTGTCATAAAACAGTGGCTTTGAAAATCTACCACCCAACGCGGGTAACTCTTAGAGTGGTCTGATGTCCAATCAGCGCCGGCGGTGCAACTCCGACCTACCCGCTCCAATTTTAAATAACATGTGGCAAATTCCAACGGCTGGTACAAAACACCATAATTCCATTAAACAAGCCGACGCCAGGTTAAACCTCTGGGTCGGCTCGGTTCGTTCTGGTAAGACCATCACCTCCTTATTTACCTTGATTAACTGGATAATAAAAAAGGAGTCGCCACCCGGTCCCATCGTCATCACTGGCAACACCAGCGACACTACCAATCGCAACGTCCTCCTCCCCTTAATGGAATATCTAGGAGGCGAACCATTCTGTGATTTTTCCATAGGTCGTCGCACTGGCACCCTCTTTAATCGCACGGTCCACATCGTCTCCGGCAATGACGAGTCTAGTTACAAACGCCTCCAAGGCGCCACCTTCGCTGGTGCCTACTGTGACGAAATCACCACCTATCCAAAATCATTCTGGTTAATGCTACTCAGTCGCCTTTCCTTAAAAGGGTCGCGGCTCTTTGGCACCACTAACCCGGACGTCCCGACCCACTGGCTAAAGACTGACTTCATAGACAACCCAGAAATCACTAATAAACGAGTCTTCCAATTCAGTCTCCATGATAATCCGTACCTTGACCCGGACTATATCCACTCCTTAGAAACAGAATACTCCGGCGTCTGGAAAAAGCGATACATTGACGGTCTATGGGTAGCTGGTAGCGGGGCGATTTACGATTGCTTTGGAGAGGGCAACATCATAGCTAACAGCAAACAGTATCTAAACCGTTGCCAACGGGTGTGGGCGGGGTGTGACTACGGTACGGTCAACGCACTGGCTTTTGGAATCTATGGATTAGACTATGATGGCGTTACCATCTATAAGTTTGCAGAATACTACTATGATTCCAAAGTCGCTGGAGTCCAAAAAAGTGACAGTGAGTACGTCCTAGACATTCAGTCCTTTTTAGCTACCCACTTAGGTGGGCGACCCTTGACTGGTTTATATGTTGACCCGTCGGCGGCTTCTTTTATAGTGTCCCTGCGTAAAGCTGGCTTACCAGTGATAGCGGCCAATAACTCGGTGCTAGAAGGGATTCAACACGTCTATGGATTATTATCCAGGCGACACTATCTCATAGATGCCACTTGTGAAAACACCGTGAAGCAATACTATTCCTACTCATGGGATAGCAAGGCGTCGGCGCGTGGTAAAGAACAACCTATGAAAGTAGAAGACCACGCTTTGGATTGTGACCGGTATGCTTTGTTTAGCACCCGGTCAAGTAGCACCTTGCCTACGGAAGGGATTGTGACTCTCCCGATGCAAGGTCTAAGTGGTGGGATTAAGACGCGGAGGAGGTAGGTCTCATTTGGAATGACTATTTGGATATTACCTCCCCCAATTCCAAGACCCAGCATTCCTTGCCTAGCATTTCTTCGCCACACCATCCCTTGCGTGGGAATCCTTTTCGCACTCCTTTCAACTCCATTATAAGACGTGGGGCGTCTTTCCTATAACCATTGATAAATAACACTTGGTCATGCGTGTGCGCAAGACGAGAATCATTAAACGGTTTTATAGCGCGATATTCTTCTGTTTTCACGCCCGACCGTATTAGGTCAAACCAGCGTCGGTTAATTTGGAGTGTTAGCATATTTTAGTTATATAACACGTTATGTTGATGCAAGGTCTAGGTGGGATTAGGACGCGGAGGAGGTAACTTGCGTTTGTTTATCACATCGCCAGTTCTACTGGCAGTTTCACTTGTGGTTTCCCAAGGATAAGTAAATATCTGAAATACCACTTCCCCATCGTCCTTGAACAAGTACCCTTCGACCATTTTCCCAGTTGTTTTAATATGGTCAAAATAACTCTGGTTGACCTCAGCCCAGCCAGTCCAGTCTCGGTCGATATGGCCGATGTGGAGAAAATGTTCATTAGATAAAGTACACGGTGGTCTCTCAGCGAGACCTAACCAATCTAGTAATTCCACTGTTCTCAATGAGAGCATTACACCCTTTACTTCAGGATGGATTATGGTTACGTCATCAATATTCGCATAGACCGTCACATCGTTGCGCATGATTATATCTAGCAGGTCTTCTGCACACCAAATAAATGCCTTCGCTGGCCGTAGTTGTTGAGTCATATTGTTTCTCCTCTTGTTAAGGAGTCCAAAACTGAGTTTAGACTCCGTGCGGTTGCTATCACCATCCCCGATACAACCTAACACCGATTTTAATCGGTTTCATGCCTTTATCCATAAAGGCCAATTCCAAATTCTGAAGCGCAACCCCAATAGCACCAACCTCGGTCACACTAGCGCCAGTTACTTTTGTCTCGTCTCCAGTGAAAGAGATTGTTGCCAAATAGCAACAATCAGTCTTTTGTACTGAGAGAGTGGGTATCACCATTTCTTTACTCATAATATTTACTCTTTTCGTTAGTTTTCAAAGTCTTTCATACCTTAGATACTTCAAATTTGATGCCATATCAAAATATCAACTAGAATCAACTACTTGAGTCGCGTCACAAATCAAGCAATAAAATGTCTATACAAAAAATTGTATAGCGATTTTACATAAAGATTGACGATTGCCGAAAAAGTCAGTAAACACGTCACTTTTTTGGTTGGCAAGGATTTTGAATTATATAAAATATCAAAACGAAATATAGATAAAAGGAGACTAGTCATGGCGACACAGGCTATTTTGGCAGGAAATGATATGCAATCAGGTTTATCAGATGACCTGACTTTACTCTTAGTTAGAGTCAAGGATAAGTTAAACGGACTCTATGAGATATGGGGAGCTTTCAACGGAGGAGTAGCATCAAACTTTGGAAAATCAATACCATTTCATAGTGTGATTGATATACCACTTAATGAAGTATTTTTTTTAGAGGACATAGACAATGAACCAGAACCAATTGGGTAAACCAATTGCAACGGCGAAGCAACTTTACGGTCTTTTAGACGGGGTTGCCAGGTCACTTCAGAATTGCCAACCGGAAGGTGACCCGGTGGTTGAGTCAAGTGTTAGGGCGAGAGTGGCCAGTGAGATAATCCTCTTGCTTGGTGAAGCTGGTTATCCAGTCTCGGTTACTAAGATGACTCACATGGGAAGATATTCTCAATTTAGTATTACCTATGAGGTGAAGCTGGCAACTTTGTTTAATGAGGGTGACTATGAATCGGCCATCAGGGCGATTCAAAGTATCTTGACGGAGGAGGTCAAATGACAACGATACCTCCATTAAGGTCAAGTCATGTTGACGAATTACTGAGGAGTCCCGGTCATTATTTAAATATGCTGACTTCTCCTCAAAAGGATTCAGAGGCATTGAGGTTTGGTAGGCTTTTTCACTTCTTATTATTGGAGTGCGATAATCCCGCTAAAGAGTTAGAACGGTATTGGTTTAAGCCACCTGAAGTTGACCTTAGAACCAAGGTCGGTAAAGAGTGGATTGCGCAGAAAGACCCATCTCTTAGATTGGATGAGGATGATTTTCACAATCTAAGGGGGATGTTAAAGTCAGTTGATAGTGACGAGTTTTTAAGAGGAGTGTTGCTATCACCTTATACTCAAACAGAGTTACCACTAGCATGGCAAAACAGTGAGTATGATATACCTTGCACTGGTAAGGCCGACTTGGTTTATTATCCTCCTTTAGAGGAAAACCTAGACGGCGATTGTCTTATCATAGATTTTAAGACGACTGATGATGCAAGAAAACATAGCGTAGCATCCTCTATCAAAAGGTATCTTTATCACTGTCAAGCCGCTATGTATTGCGATGGCGTGACTCAAAAGTATCGCCTTGACAAAGAACCAAGGTACATGATTGTGGCAGTTGAGAAGCAACCGCCTTATGGGCTACAGAAGTATGAACTCTCATCTACTACGCTTGAAAAAGGACGAGAGATTTACTGGCAGGTTGCCAGTATTTATGCAACCTGCTTACGAAACAACGATTGGCCTATTTACGAAGCCAAAATTGAGGTGTTAGATATATGAGTGACGAGACTAGACAAGAAGGCGTGATTGTAAGAAGAACGCCGACACAGACAAACTGGGATTTCAATCCCAGTATGTGGCAATTTGCAGAAATTTATTCACGGTCTGATGCCGTGGGTGATTGTTTTAAAGGCAAGCCAGATAATGTGTACATTGTGCTTCAACACGCTACGGTATTAGGTGTGCCTCCTTTAGAGGCTATCCAGGGAATGTATGTTGTCAAGGGTAAGGTGAGTGCATACGGTGATTTTTTACTCGCTTTGTGTATGCGACACTCCTCTTTTGAGGACATAATTGAGGAGTTTGTAGGTGAGGGTGATTCATTCACAGCAAAATGCACAGTGTGTAGAAAAGGACGTAGCCCAACCGTAAGGACTTTCTCAATACAAGATGCCAGAGATGCTGGTCTATGGAATAGGAATGCTGTCTGGAAGTCTTATTGGAAACGAATGCTACAGATGCGGGCGAGAGGGATGGCATTAAGGGATTCGTTCCCTGACGCCTTGCATGGCATGTCTGTTATAGAGGAGTACGTCGGTGTTGAAGGCTACGAGGTTAAGTTACTTGACTACCCTGTCAAGCAAATTGCTAACGCCACAGACTCCTTGAGTGATGCCGATATGGCCACCTTGATAAGTGAGGTCAACTCCTTATTAGAAAGAATACCATGGGATAGAAAGGAAAAGGTTATCCAAACGCTATCTGAAAAGGGACTGACAATTGAGACAGCCGGCGCGGGATACCTGACAAAGATTAAAAGACGGTGCGAAGAATTGCTTGTCGAACCAGTTCCAGTGACTGAAACCTAATTATGCCAATTTACCCTGAGACGCCGGCATACCATTCTAAAACTCAAATATTCAGCCGCCGTGACATCGGAGGGGCGGCTTCCTATAAGTGCCTTCATTTACTAGCAACCCTCCCCTGTTTCGTTAGAGGCACGGGAGGAATTAACTAAGAGACAACCCATGAAACAGACGAGACAACTTAAACAGGTGACTATAGTAGGCTGTGATGGTAACTACCTAAAGAGTATCATAAGTCATCTTGACAGTCAAGGTTACGTGGTTAATAAGCATGTTGAAGGCCGTCATAAAAACGCACAGCATAGGTCAACTGCTATTATCCCAGCGGGAACGGAATTGGTGATAATGTTCACTGAATATCTAAATCATAACATAAGAAACAATTTTGCAACGGAAGCTAAGAGATTAGGAATCAGGGTGCTTTACTGTAAGAATTCAGTAAGTCACCTTAGAGGTAAGTTAGGATGCCCAAAGACAGAGAGTACCAAGCAAGCTATGACCTGCGTATGATAGAAGATGTTGGATGGCAAGCGGTGACATCTTTCTTAGATAGATTAGCACCTAATGGAAAGTGGACTACCAGTGGAGTATATAACGCTCTTAATCCCCAGAGGGACGATAAGAAACTAGGTAGTTTTAAGGTGATAACTCACTCAAGATACTGGGGAGACTATGCAGTCGGCGTAGGTGGCAAGTCAGCGGTAGGACTTTGGTATTATTTAACCACTGGACAAACTTTACCTACCTCTAAGAATGAGTATGCCGAGGTTGCTAAAAAGTTTGCCGCGTGGTTAGCTATACCACCATCCAATCAAGTGTGTAGTTACACTAAGCCAGGTTACAAAGTGAATACGCCGCCACCTAAGAAAGAGGTATTTAATCCCGATGTGCCTGACCACTTGTTAAGGAGGATACCCATGTATCATCATGAGTTAGGTGAACCATCTAATATATATTGGTATACCAGAAGCTATCTGGTCTATCGTTTTGAGGAGACGCCTGACCGTAAAAAGGAGTTTAGACCAGTGCATTGGTCTATGATAGAGAAGCGGTGGGTATTTGGTGACCCAGCCGGGTGTTTGTTGCCACTGTATAGAATAAACCACTTGCAACCGTCACAGAAAATCATCTTTTGCGAAGGTGAAAAGGCGGCGGACGCGGCTAGTCAATATTTTCCAACGGGATTATGTACAACCACCGCCCACGGTTCAAAGTCGCCTTATCGTTCCGATTTTGAGAAGGTCAAGGGGCATGAGGTTATCATTTTTCCTGACAATGATTTAGCTGGGTTCTTATACGCCTGTCAGGTGGCAGAATTGTGTACTAAGGCAGTTGCCAGTCATGTCAAAATTGTCTATTGGAACTGCCGAGATGTACCAGAAAAATGGGATTTGGCAGACCCATTAGAAAGCGGGTGGCCCAAGGAGAAGTTACTCCAGTCGGTCAAGGTGTTTAATTGGTAAAGAGGTTATATTAGAATGGACTTTATTAAACGCGAAAAAGTAGAGGTAGGAACTAAGTTGGTAGTTGAACTTGGCAGCTCAGTTGTTCTAGTGGCACGTTACAAATCACAAAAACTACTCACAACGTACGGTACCGGTGGTTTTAAAGACGAGCCGGTTTTATTGACGGTGACTAAGTTTGGGAAGCGAGAATTTACGGCGATAGATAGGCATGAGAGTAAATACTATTTCTCCAACAAAACCGGCAAACGCAACGGATTCCATGATGAGGTTGCCTCGGTTGCCACCGAGTCACAGATTGCTGAAATTATGGCAATTATGGACTACAATCGGAAGGTTGCGACTGTTCGTTCAGTATTAGATACAGGGCCATGCCGTGCATGGGACACCGTGATAGACGCGCTTACATCACCGTCACCTTATTACTGTCCAGATATAACCGCTGAGAGCGGCTAAAGACGTGGCTTTGTAACGGTTGAGAAAATTTGTGAAAAATTTTCGCAAATTTTCTCAACCTGTCTCAACTTTGCACAATTTGCGAAAGTTTGCTAAAATTTTTAGCAGGTTGAGAATAATTTTCGCAAATATTGATACAGGTGAATATAGGTATATAGAATGTACGGAAAGAAGATAGACTTATTACAAAAAGAGGTGGTAAAAGGACTTAGAAAGATAGGGTGCTCAGTAGCCATACTAAGCGCAGTTGGAAAGGGAGTCCCTGATTTGTTAGTAGGCTTTAGAGGTGTGAATTTTTTGATTGAGGTCAAATCAAAAAAGACGGCGACTTTAACACCAGACCAAGTTGAGTTTTTTAGAACTTGGAATGGTCAAGTCGCCGTGATTTACTCGGTGGAGGAGGCTATCAATTTAGTTTCCTCCTCAAAAAAGGATATGTTCTAATTTAGAAGGTAACAACCAATGAATAAACGTGCACCAAGAAGACAACATGGGAACTGGAATCAAAAAGGCGCCACTCCCTACTCGCTCAAACAGCAACGGCGTAATGAAACTCTATCGTTAGCAGAGATAATGGAACGTAACAAAATCTCATTCAACGCGCTAAAGATTCTCGGTGGCAAAGGAGGGAACTTAGATGACCCAATTAGCATTCAAAGAAGTAAGTCTCCTAAGAACGCGGCGACGTTACAACCCTAAGACGGGGACACGTATTATCAAGGTATCCATTCATCTATATCAAGAGGAACTTGATACCTTGATAACAGAGGCTAAAGAAACAGGTATGAGCTTAGGTAAGCTCATTAAACAGAAATTGATAACAGGTAATATAGCATGTCAAAAGGTGTGAATAAGGTCATCTTACTAGGGTATCTAGGACAAGACCCAGATGTGAAAACAAGTCAAGGCGGCATGACGATTGCTACCTTAAACATAGCAACCAATCGTAATGTCAAGGATGGTGAAAACTGGGTTGAACAAGCAGACTGGCATCGTGTAGTTTGCTTTGATAGGGTGGCCGAGGTTTGTAGAGACTATTTAAGGAAGGGCTCCAAAGTCTATATAGAAGGCCGTCTGCAAACTCGTAAGTGGCAGGATCAACAAGGTCAAGATAGGTGGACAACGGAGGTGGTTGCTAGTGAAATGCTAATGGTAGGAGGCAAGGGGAACGGTGGTGAGAACGGTGTGAATGGCGGTAGTTATCAACCACCACCGGTACCGCAAACTTATCAACAAATGCCACCGACTCAACCGCCGCAATATGGCAGGCCATACGAAAGGCAATCGTTACCACAGCCGGCGCAACCTCAGCAACCAACCTATCATCAAGTTAGTCACCAAGGTCAAGGGCACAACTTTGATGATGATATTCCATTTTAAAGTCAAGGTCACAAACTAAAATAAACCCCAAAACGTCGCTTTGAACTCCTAAAGTTTACCCCAGGAGTTCAAAGCGAAGCTTTGTCTCTTGAAGATTAAGTATAAACTCCTGTGTAAATAATATAGTTAAGAGAAATATTCGCGGGTTGAGTGCGGTTGCCGGTGCGGGGGGTACCAACTGACTTACTACCTATCTCTGCGCAAGGAGAAGTAACACCTGGGGTTGTTGTTTCTTCGCTATATCCTTGTGATGGGCTTGAATATCCATATATATGTAAATTTCCACTGGTGCTGTAAGTTAACAAGAAAGTATTGGGGTCGGAACTTTTCCAATGAGCTACTGCATAATGTGCATGTCCCTGCATCATATCATTCTCATACTCCCCCAACGTCCCCGCCAACGCCGTTCCATTCGCCGTTGTATGAGTCGCGCTAGTCCCCGCACCTTTCACGAAAATCCCGCGGGTGTCCGGTAAATTGAATGTCGTCGTCCCGTTCCCAGTTCCGTAAGTCGTGCCAATGACTGCAAACAGCGCCGCATAATCGGTACGACTTATCGCGCTACCATCGCACAAATGCCAACCGTTCGGTGCTGTTGCCCCGGCAAACATCGTTACCGCGCCAATGATAGACATTCCTGCTAATCCATCCCCTTGACTGTTAACTACTACCACATCACCGGGGTCGCCAATGTCACCGGCATCTCCTCCCGTCATCGCCACACTATTCACATATTCATACATGCTGGCTCGTGTGGGAAATAAATTGAGGGTTGCTGTCAAGCTACTCTGTGAATAAGTAGCATTTAGACTTTCGACCTGCGTACCAATGCTTTCAAAAGCATTGACAAACGCATAATATTGTTCTGACCAGTCACTTCCTAACGTCGGTGACCGTAAATAATTGTAGTTAATTGCCATATCACTTGACCTTTATTTGACTTCCCTTATTGAGAGGGAAAGTGAACGTGTACATACTGTTTCCCGCGGTATTTCACTCCATTCAGTTAATACACCCATCATCGTATGATGACGGCCCACAGTAGGCTTAACCGATGGGTAAGCGGAGACTAAAATGGGATAAGTTTTTCCTGCACTGTAAATTAAATCCCACAACACCACTTCATCTGCTTCTGTTAAATGGGTAAATTTTAAATTTTGAGTACGCCACGTCGGTTTTCTTTCAGTGCGTACCCCGCCGTTCCCTGTAATCGTCTGCTGACTTTCATCAATTCGATTCAGTGCATATCCCCATGCAATATTCGAGTCCTCTGGTGACCATGAATCACCAATTCTTAACAACCCTGCCTGATAATAATCCTCGGTCGTTCCACTCAAAATCACCTGATAACTCGCCGCGGCGACGGTATCAAAAAACTTAACCGTAAACTTAGAAACCCACCCTTCATTACTATACCCACCAAAAAAATCACCAAAGCGTTGCCCGAATCCATAGCTGATATTGTAGGCACCAAACGTCTGGTCGAATACCACTGCATTATTATAATCTAACAACTTCACTCTTACTGTTGTTCCAAATGAAAAGTTATGATTATACAAACAGACATAATTCACCAGTCTCGTTTTGTTGAATGAACCGCTTAATGTTTGTTCTCCATTATCAAGAGAACGCCATGGGATGGAGGGTTGATTGTTTAATAGATTTGTAGCAGGTAGCGTTGCCACTTCGCTGTTATCATAACCACCAAAATATTGCCCAAACTCCTCCCCAAACCCGTGTACTCTTGAAGTAGATTGGATAGTTGTTATCCAATTATGCCAAGCTATTTTAACTGCACCGTCAACCATATTAGTACCAACCCTCTAGTTCTGAAATATTGCCTTTCGCCACTACTTTTAAAACTTGCATAGCAACCCCGTTGCTGTACCCGTAGCGGTTAACAAACAAGTTAATAATTGACCCCGGTAGTATCTTGTAGGGACTAGAAATGGCTTGCAATGATACTTGATGACGTTGCACTTTAGCAATTGCAAACCTCTCATTGAGTAACTGGGTAATCCCCACCGTGGTGAGTATTTCTACATAAGCTGTCAGACCAGTTTGATTGTTGCCGGCGGAAGAGTTAGGGATGGTCGCGTCGATGGTTTTCGTAGTATTGTTGATAGCTGTAATAACCCATCTACCTCGATTAACGGCGGCCACGCCAGTATTGATAGAAAGACTGTCGCCCACGGCGATTGAACTTAAATCGGGTGATTGTGAAAAACTAAATCGCACTGTTTGACCACTTTGAAAGGTAATGGTGGTGCAAGTGAGACCCATCAAGAAGGGGTCGAGTAATGTGCTAACCATCTCCTTATCCACAGCATTTAGGTATTTCACTTTAATACTAGCATCTTCCACCTCCAACACTCGGTATTCACTCCCCAACCAACCGACACGCTGTTTGGAACTAAAATTGGGTTGCGTAACACTCCCCGCTAACTGGTCTGGATTCTGAACGGTATGATTAACCTCATACCCTAATTTGTATCGCCAAACTGGTGTCCCTAAAGTCTTCACCTGCGGACTGTCCATCACCCAATCGGTGTCTTGCAATTCTAACACGGGACTGCTAGGGATGCTAATTTTAGTCACCGTGAACTTGCCATCATAATTGAAAAAATAAGAACACCCCAGGGATGCAAAAATTCGGTCTAAAATATCTAAAATATTTTCCCGTTGGACGAGATAAAATCCCATAGAATTATTCGACAGCACACTCATGGATGTGCTATCAATATCACTATCCGTCAGCCCGGCAATGTTCTTTAGAATGTGGGTTGTTATCGTTGCCGCGGTGTTTAACCATGCAAGAGGTTTGGCGCCATAACCATCCATCGTGATAGTTCCCACGGGTCGATAAACCAAGGTTATTGTCCCGTTGGTATTATCGGTAGTATAGCCAGTTATAGGTGTTAATAACACACCGTTATCATACACGTTTAACACTCTTTCAACCGCCCCATTATGCCACTGATAGAGGCCGCCCTGGACATTTTCATCTAATAAGACCGGTTCAATATTGCGTACCACCCCAAACGCCAACGGTTTAGGGTCTCCCTTCTTCGGACCTTGTGTCAGCAAGGTCTCGTTAATTGACTTATCTAATAAGCCAATTTTGTCTCGAATTACTAAGTTAAAAGTCCGCGTGTCGGAGAATTCAATATTCTCAATCACACCCACCAGAAAAGGCCGAACATTAAAGTCCGCCCATGCCCATTGTGGGTCCCCCAAGAGAACCGTAATTTTGCGTCCACTGAAAGAGAAGTTAATCCAATTATCTAATCCCCCATCGGTATTATCAATCGTAATGTTCCCGTATGTTGTATCCCCGCGGGGTGAATCAATAAAACTAACCTCTCTGGTAAATTCTAATGAGTTACTTAACAAACGTGCGTCGAATGCAACATTAGGCAATGCGTCAGTCGGCGCCGTAACATACTCATGATTTGAGATATAAAACGTCCTCTCTTGTGTATCATAACCATTGACCAGAATTAAGATACAACGCACTTTATCAGGGTCTGATAGCCACTGATTGTATTCATTTAATGTCATAAATTTTCGCCTGGCAATCTTTACTAAAACCGTATTTTTGAGAAATATTGAAACCAAGTTTCCGAGAAACTTGGTTTTCTTGATTACTACTCGACTTCATAACAACTATAGAATGACCAATTCAGAACCTCTGGGATAAGGTTCTTAACAGGGTCTTGTACCACTTCAATCACTGTTTCTAAACCATGATTGTTTGATATAGATACACTAACTTTGTCATACCCAACATGTCGGTAAAAGTCGACGGTAGCATCAATTAAAATTTGTTTATTAAATCCCGCTTCCCGTGGTTGGGGAAGATGTATTACAAACAAAGGGCTATAACGTGGTTCTCTGATAAAAACGATAATGGCTGTTTTTTGCATATTACTTACGAATCTGCACTGGTCCTGCAGTTTGTTTAATCGCTCTCGTAATGGGTTGTCCTACCGTAATCTCTAAATTATTAACAGCACCTACAACCTGCTGCCGTTGTTGTTCTAGTAGTCTATTATTATAGCGGACTTCTTCAATCAAAGTCAATAACAACTCCTCCATGCGTTTGCTATCACCACCTCTACTTGTTTGTGAAGCCTCGTTGACATTGACACGAATGCCATAGTTTCTGAGGATTTCAGAAGATTGTGGGTCAACAATAATCTCCTTTTGGTGAATTTTCGCCGTCATATCCGCCGGGACAGAAGGTGTCCCTACGTCATAACTGGGCAAATTTTCACCATCATCACTCATGTTGACATCACTCGTGTTGATACCTACAGGCGGTGCTTCTATGGAAACAACACTGGAAGTCTTTGCCATGGAAGCGGCAGAGGACAAAACTTCACTAGCGATTGAACCAAATGATTCTGCAATACTAGGAACAACATTCTGAATGGTTTCCAGTATTTCGGCATGATAAGTGGCAGCCAGTTGTTGGTCAGCAATCCGGCGGACGATAAAATCATTTTCCGCTTGTTTTTCCTTTTCATCCTGTGCTTTTTTCAGATTTATCGCTTCCAGCTTTTCATCGCCAATTCTCTTTAAATCCTCCTCCCGCCATGTTGCTAGAGTTATGTCACGTATTGTCTCGCGCATATCTCTGTTTGCAGCGGCCATTAAATCCTCCTCACGCCACACCGTATGCCTGGCCAAATCCTCCTCACGCCACACCGTATGCCTGGCCAAATCCTCCTCCCGCCATGTTAAGAGTCTAGCCACTTCATCCTCTGCCGCTTTTCTATCCGTCGCCCGCCATGCTAAGAGTCTTTCTTTTTCCTGGGCACGTAATTTTTCTGTCGCTTCCTTGTCCGCCGTCCGTAATTTCTCGTTCAGTGCCCCTTCTTTATCCCATCGGCCTTTCCAAAAATTTTGCCACTCACTGGAAAGGTTAGTCAGTTTGATTATAATATCCTTGGCCCCACTAGATGACACATTAGAGATTGACAATGAATTTGCCCCACCTCCTGCTTGCAACACATCAGCCTTCCCCATGTCACCAGCTTTTTGCTGTGGTGACAACTGCGACATAAGACCTGGGCCTTGACTAACTCCACTCGTGACAGGAGACGCCGCTGGTAGGTAGCTAAACAAGCTAGGCATTTCTTTAGTCTCCCTAGACAGGCCGCCTGTTAATTTCCCGAAGTCCAGTTTAGGTAACTCAGTTTTTGTAGTCGCCAGTTTGCTATTGAGGCCATCTAATTCACCTTTGAGAGAAGACACACCAATAAGACTCTTACGCAACTCCTCTAAGGAGGCTTTAGCATTTTGAAAGTCGGCGTAGGTGTCTATTTTAATATCTACTCCCTTTGTTTGCATCATAGACAAAGTATTGCGTTTATCCAATGCAGTATAAACCTCCGACTCGCTACGGCCTTGATTAATTGTGGCGCCTTTTAGCTGTTTAAGAGATTCACCCAGTCCATTGACTATCAAACTAAGTTCACGATATTTAGCAAGGTCTTCTGCCGGCTTGGTCCCTTGTTGCGATTGAAAAGCAGTTAGTAATTCCTTATTCGTCTGCAAATAACCATCCTTAAATTGCGGCCAGAAACTCGCCCAGTCGGTGTCCTTACGATTCACTAATATTTGACTAACAAGATTAGATATGGATTGCGAAAAATCCTCCTTAACACCCATATCTTGCATCATCTTAGTAATGCCGGCCATATCCACTGACCCACTATATTGCCCGGACTTATCACGCGCACTGGTAACATAACCACCGACTTTGGTGATAAACTCATCAAAGGAGGTAGTTAGGTTAGCTTTGGTAGCTATCTCTCTGTATTGTGAAAATGCAGTGAGTGCATTGTCAATAGCGGTTTGATTATCTTTAAAACCACCTTCTTTTTTAGTTACCTCCTTTTTAATATTTTCACCCTTGACAGCACCAATCAACTCATACAACGGTCCCGTGATATTGCGTTGCATAGCCTCGTCAAGTCTTTCTGCAACGATTAACTGATTCTCCGGTGACAACTGACTCATTAAGGCGTCAATATTCGTCTTTAGACTACTCTTTAACCCGGCATCCATAGCAATGACATAATTGCCCAATTGCACAAGTTGACCCACCGACGCTTGTTGTAAAGCCGTGACGTTATTAGCAAAGTCAGTGTCATCAAAGGTCTTTTCGCTGGCCGCTTGCAACTGAGATTCAATACCACCGAGGCTGGTATTGAGTGATTGTAACTCAGCCTTAGCCAACTCCCGTAGCTTATTGCCTTCCGCTTCGGTATTTGCCTTGTTATCTGCTATCGCTTTTTCAGTGTCGGCCTTGGTACTCTCAATGAGTTTATCCGTGTCTGCTTTAGTATTCTCAATGAGTTTATCCGTGTCCGTCTTTTGCGTTTCAATAAGGTTAGTAAAATTCTCCTTTTCCTTTTCTATCATTGCACTGAATTGGTCATCTGGCATGGGGGTCGCCGCCGGACTGGTCAACTGAGTCGCAATATCTAGGCCCATAGAAGTGAGTAAGCTATTGACGCCTTGCAATTTCTCCATAGCCGCTTGCTGTAGCGGAAGGAGGTTAGCTATGTTTTTAGCCGTCTCAGTCTTATCTAAAGGGAGTTCCTTAGCTATCTTATCCGCTTCCGCTTCTGCAACACCTTTGAGGTCACTGATATTGCTATTCACATCATTAAAGATGTTAGTGTAATCCTCACTGGACGCATAATAACCTTGTGCCTCTTTGAGATAACCTTGTGCCTTGGCCGTGACTTGACCCATAGCCTCCACGTCCCCCGATTTAGCTAATCGTAAGGTCTCCTCATACTGACGCCGTGCCTCTGTTAATCGTTGCGTTGGATTATATGTGGTCAACTCGCCCAATTTAAGGTCGTCTAAGAAGCCTTTTAGTTGTTTAGAGAAGTCTATCAACTTATTATAGTGGTCAAGCTGTTTCGCTTCAGCCTCCTTTTGCTTCTCGAACCGTTGATTCTCAAGGTCAATTTGTTCTTGCAATGACTCCAAAATGAGACCTTTATAGGTCTCCAATTTCTTGACACTTTCCTCCGTGACTGGCATATTGCTACTTATTGAACCTTGCATAGCATTCAACTTCTCAATAGCCGTGGTGCCGGGCAAAGACATATCCTTTGCCAATTTTTCCATATCAGATTTCACGGCGTCCTGTAAAGAAGCCACCGCGTCCTTAACCTTGGTTAAAGTCTCCTGTAACTTCTTAGCCGCCTCTTGAATCTTCTCAAGGTGCTTGATTTTAGTATCGCGTTCCGTTTCCAGAGACTTGATAACGTCGTCCCGTGCCTTTTCAGCAGCCTTAATTTTCTCGTCCCGTTCCTTTTCCAGTCGCTTGATAGTCTCATCTTGAGTCTTTTCTAGTTGTTTAGTGACGGCCTCATTGGCTTTATCAAGGTCGGCCAATTGTTCTCGCAGTGCCTCCCCAATTCCTTTTCTATACTCTTCACCTAACTTAACGAGCTTCTCCCCGTCTGCTATGGCTTGCTTGTTATTCTCTTGACCTTGCTTCAAGATAGCAATATTAGCTTCACTGATAGCTAATAGGGACTGACTTGATTGTTGCAACGCGCTGGCCGACACACCTTGCAATTGCGTGGTGTCTATTTCAGCTACCTTGCCTATTGCAGTGCGTGACCCGGTATCTTTAGCCATAGAGGACTGGAAGGTTGCAATGGCATTGGCAAACTCACCACTGGTTTTTTCCTTTAAGGCAGTCTTCTTACCTCCCTTGCCTAATTCAGCATCCAGGGCCGTAATATCGTCTGCAATAGAATTCATTATTCCAGTAACACTCTCTTTAAGTTTCGTAAAGCCTGCGATAATCTCATCGTGAGTCTTTAACACCGCGTCCTTTTCTTTCGTCACGGCATCTATTCTGAACTTAGACTCCTCCATAAGAAGTTTACGATATTTCTCTATATTAGCAATCGCCTTTTCAGATTCTTTCGCACTGTCTTTATCAATCTCTTTGGCCAGGTCAATACCTTTGAAGTCATTAAGACTCTTTTGCAAAGATTGCATTTGCGCATTGCGCCGGGCGGCGACGGCATTCTCATCTTGAGTATCAAATGACTGAATATCAGAAGCTATGGATTCAGAAACAGCACCGAGTTTGTCTGCTAATTTACCAAAGACATCAAAGAATTTATCCACCTGCTTCATGAGGTCGGCTTGTACCTTTTCCGCTTCCTGTTTCGCCTTTTCCGCGGCCTCGTCAGCTTGCTTTTGCGCTTCCTCCTGGGCCTTCTTTTGTTCCTCCTCAATACTACTTTCCCTAGCCTTCATAGCCTCCACATAAGACTTGGAGTTATTGATAAACTCGTCCACTGATAGCCCAGCTTGTTTTGCCATAGCTTCCAACTGGTCGGCATTCATTCTGGATAACGACCCTGCGACAGCTTGTGAAGTGGACCCTAGGCCACCTAGCTTGCTTGTGAGATTAGGCACCGTCTTAGACAGGTTAGAGAGTGTGTAATCATAGTCAGTCATTGATGACGCCATTTTATCCATTTCACCGCGGAATCCGTTTAAAGAATCCGTAATCGCTTTAGCCTCCTCTGCCATGCTTTGTAAAGCCGACACATAACCACCGATGTCACTAACAAAGTCGTCAGTGGACACACCTAACGATTTGGCCATTTCAACAACCCGCGCCGGGTCCATAGATGCAAATTGAGAAGCAACCTCCTCGGCAGTTTTACCTGACAGACCCATCGAACTGATTAGGTTAGGATACTTGCTACCAAGTTGATTGACGGTATATTCAGAATCTTTCATACCACTGGTGAGCTTCTTAAAGCCGTCTTGCATCCCTTGTACAGACTGAATAGCGGCCTTGGTCTCCGCTTCTTGAGAAGCCAGTGTATTGATATACGTAGTAGCATTCTCTAAGAACTGGTCGGTGGTGACCTTGCTTGTTTTAGCCAACTCCTCTAATTTTGCATCATCTAAAGAGGCTAGTTGATTAGCTACGTCTTTAGAATTAGTCCCCAGTCCTTTTAAACTGTCAATCAGTGACGGGAACTTAGAAGTCAGGTTATTCAGTGTCAACTCACTTTCAGATAGCGTGCCACCTAACTTGGTCATCTCAGTTCTAAAAGAGGATAACTGTTCGGCTTTAGCTTTGGTCTCCTCCGCTTGTGCAGTCAGGACGCCGGTATACGCCTCCACATCACCCATGAATGCTTCTACACTCACGCCTAACGATTTGGCCATATCTGCAATTTGCTGACTACTCATAGAATCAAATTGTTTCGCTACATCCTGCGCAGTCACGCCAGCCTTAAAGAGTGTGTCACTGAGACTTGGGTATTGTTTCTTAAGACGTTCCAACGTCGCTTCATTATCAGTCATACCAGTCGCCATTTGGTGCATCTTATCTTTGAATGAACCAATTTGACCTTGCAATTCCTTAACGGCGCCTAGATAAGCAAGAGTGGCTTCTTTAGCCTCCTCTGGTGCTATCTTATTAGCTTCGGCCCAGGCAAGCATATCGTTATCCGTCATTCCTTGAATAGCGGTAGCGGCTTCCGTCACATTGAGTCCTAAAGCATTCGTTGCTAGGTTTAAGTCAGGATACTTTTTAGCTAAATCATCTATCGTCTTTTCAGCACCTTGTAACGGATTGATAAGCTCTGCTAAACCAGTTCGCAAATCTTTAAACACTTGACCGCTAGGGAGTGCGTTGGCAAACGCTTGTATATCCTCTTTCAACTTATCCGTGGTCACATCTAAAGAAGCGGCCATTGACTCTAAGTCAGCTTCGGATAGATTAGCAAACTGACCCGCGGCCTGTTCGGCAGTTAGTCCACTCTTTAAGATTTGAGAAGACAGTGACGGATACTGACTGGCTAGTTTTTGTAAAGTCAAGTCATTGTCAGTGACGCCTCCTTTTAACTTGACCATCGTTTCATGGAATGAGTTAAAGGACTCTTGATTAGCCGCTATCATATTCACCCACTCAGTGCTATCCGTGCGTAGCTTATCCGTGGTCACATCTAAAGATTTAGCCAGTTCCTCAAATTCAGCGTCACTCAATTGACCAAAGTAGGTGGCCGCGTCTTTAGCAGATAAGGAGGTACTATTTAAGGTACTTGCTAAAGTTGGATAAGACGCGGTTAAATTCTTGAGTGCTATATCACTATCACCATACGTCCCGGTAGCTTTTAGCATCGTGTCACGGTAGCCTGCCATTGCCTCTTGATTGGCTTTAATTGCCTCGTCATTGGCCGCCAGCACACCTACCCATGCTTGAGAATCTGCAATAAACTCAGCTTGCATGGCCGGGAGGATGCCTAACTCATTCATAAGTGACTGCATATCCATAGATGCAAACTGAGTAGCCGCTTCTTTAGCAGTCATAGAGGAGTCATTGATAGCAGTGGCAAGCGCTGGATATTTAGCTGTAAGTCCCTCCAATGTGATTTGAGAATCATTGGCGGCCCCGGCGGTTTTGCGCATTTCATTTTGAAAGTCACTTATCGCTTTGGTACTCTCCTTTAAACCATCATCTTGTTGTTTCAAGATACCTAACCATGTCCCAGCGTCGGCCTTGAGTGTATCAAAGTCAGTTCCTAATAAGGTAGCCAAGTTCCTTAATTCGTCATCAGATAAACTATTAAACCGTTCCGCAGCTTCTTTAGCGGTCATAGAAGAGTCATTCAGAATGCCACTTAGACTAGGATACTTATCACTGAGATTCTTGAGAGACAACTCGTTATCAGTCATGGCGCCAGACATCAATACCAAGCTATCTCTAAACTCTTTCATACTAGCGGCCTGACTCTTAGTCACATCCTCCATAGACTGAGTAGAACTTACGAAAGTCTCGGCGTCGGCTTTAAACTGGTCAGTGGTAACTCCAAAGCGCACAGCTAGGCTAGTTATATCCGCATCAGATAAGGTGGAAAAGTAAGTAGCTAATTCCTTAGAGGACTTGCCTTGCACATCACTAAAGTCACCATAGGTATTGGATAATTTACTAAGACTGACCTGCGCGTCACTGGTGCCAGTGGCAATTTGACCCATCTTAGTTCTAAAATCAATAAAGCCTTGTGCTAGGTTCTTAGCCTCCTCCTCTATCGTCTTAGTGTTATTCACCCATGATTCAGTGTCGGCTTCAAATTTTTCAATGGACACACCATATTGGTTAGCCAACGCCTCTATTTGAGTATTGTCTAGTCCACTAAAGAATTTGGCCATAGCTTTAGAATCCATGCCTTGAGTCATTTCAGTCAGGTAAGGACTCTTTTGAGATAGACTCTTGATATTCGTAGTGGCTTCGGATTCACCCGACACCATTTGATTCATTTTACCGCGCCACGAATCCATGCCTTGTTGCAATTCATTGACGGCACCGAAGTAAGCCGTGGTCTTCTCTTTAAGTTGGTCAGTGGTAAGACCATATTGTTCTGCAAATGCTATCAACTGGTCGTCCGGCATAGATAGCATCGCTTTAGCCGCGGCTTGCGTATCTAACGTCATTGCATGGGCCGCGAGACCTAATCCCGCGAACTCCTTATCTAGGACGTTTATCGTTTTCTGCTTCCCTTGGTTATTGGGATTAGCTATTTCTTCTAACGAGTCACGGAACGATTTAAGGTTGTCTGCTTGTGACTTCAAAGCCTCCTCTTGTGATTTGAGGGCACCGATATAAGAGTCACTATCTGTCATGAATTGGTCAGTGGTGACACCTAAAGAAGCGGCCATGGATTTGATTTGTTCATCATCCATAGTAGAAAGTTGCTTCGCCAGTTCCTTAGAGGATAGACCTTGACTATTGAGTGTACTCGTTAGTTTAGGATACTCACTCTGTAGCTTCGCTATCGTTTGTTCATATTCAGTGGTAGTCCCGGCGGTGATAGCCATCTTGTTTCTGAAATCACCCATGGCTTTTTCAGATTGCTTGGTTATATCCACTAAAGACAATAAATCACCAGTCAATTTACTTACTTCAACACCAGCGGCTTTAGCAATCCCTTCTAACTGAGTCTGCGATAAGCCTTGCAACTGAGTTATCATATCCTTAGAGGAGGAGGTTGCTAATAGTTGCGTAACAGTGGCGTCCTTATAGGTGGTTTTGAGGTCATTGATGGTTTTAGCATTGCCTTCTAACCCACTACTTAAATCACCGAGACTCTTATTGAAGTCAGTGAATGTCTTTCTGGCCTCCTCAGCCGCTTTTTGGGCATCTTCAGCCGCTTTTTGTGACTCCTCAATTTGTTGCCTCTCCTCCTCCCGTTGCTTCTCGGCTACTTTTTCGGCTTCTTTATTACTAGCCTCCTCTGTCTTAGAGGTTTCACTTTCTTGTTTCTGTCTCGCAGGTTCAAATAAGGTCGGTGCCGCGGTGCTAAATGTGTTGTAAGCAGTCTCGCCGACTGTAGATAAGGAACTGGTGATTTGGTCCATGACGCCGCTACTCTTGAGTTCCGTCATTACCTGACCCATCACCATTATCTTTTGCTTTGCATCCTCTACAATTTTAGCCAGCGCGTCACCTGCTAACATACCACCTGTCGCCATTGCAGAAGCGGCCATTTGACCACCCGTCGCAGAAGTGGTAGCCGCGGAAGTGCTACCTTGAACTAGGTTGGCACCAGCCATACCACTTCCCTCTGCCAAATTTGACCCTGCTATGGCACCACCTTGAGTTAGGTTAGTCCCAGCCATGGCGCCACCTTCCGTAATATTCATAGCGGCTTGTGCAGACGAGGTTAAGAAGGGTTCCACCACGCCTTGATATATCGTTTGCATCACGCTGTTTAAGACGGTGGAGACCATTTGACTTTCAAACTGACTGACAAAATTATCTGCAAACATCCTCCCGGCCTCATTAGCAGAGGTGACATTGGCATCGGTCATCACCTTCATTAAGTCACCACCGAGTGACTCCCCATTGATACTCTTAAACATGTCGCTTTGTGATTGGAGGATGCCAATATACGTTTGAGTATCGGCCATCAAAGTATCCACTGTGACGCCTAAACTATCTGCTAATGCCTTGAGTTGGTCTGGACTCATTTGGTCAAAATAACCTGCTACCTCGGTGGCCGTTACGCCCGCTTGCGTTAATGAATCCGATAGCATCGGATACTTATCCACTAGCTTACTCAAAGCCGCTTCATTATCCGTGGCACCGGTGGCAATCTTGTGCATTTCGTCTTTGAATGAACCGATATTCGTTTGTAACTCGGTGGCCGCGGTTAAGTAATCCGTGGTCTTTTGAGTAATGTCCTCTATAGAGAGTCCGGTCAAGCCCATGCTCTCGGCCCAAGCCATTAACTCCCCATCACTCATGTTGGCTAGGGAACGAGCCGCTTCTTTGGTATTCAAAGTCATTGCACTCGCCCCTAGATTCAATTCCGGGAACTGTTTAGAGAGGTCACTGATAGTCTTTTCAGCACCGCCGGCGCTATCATAGACGCCGCGCATTGATTCTCTGAATTTATCCACCTGTTCATTGTTTGTGAATAATTCATCAAATGCAGGGGCCAACTCCAGTATCTTATCGTGCAATTTACGTTGCGACTCATTGGTTAGGTCAAAGCCTTGAACTAAATCATAGAGTCCCTTGCGCGTCTTAGGTAACTCTATTCCAAGTCCTTTGAATGAGTCATTGAGTGTCTTATTCAGGTCAACTGCCTTCTTAGCTTGGGCCTTCAAGGTCGTCCCGGACGCTCCTCCGAACTTTTGATTAAAGTCTTCTATGGCTTTGTAGTAATTGGCAAACTGAGGGGCACCTTTTATTAGGGCCGCAAACGTTTCTTCACCATCCTTACCTAACTTGGCAACGGATTGAGTGAGTTTGTAAAATTCTTCTCGCGTGGTAGGGAAGGCAGTATTGATACCGGGGAGGGTGCTACCTTGAATCTCTTTCAAAGATTTATTCAGTCCACTGAGGCTGTTTGTGAACTCAATATTCGTACCTGACACACTGGCAAAGTTATCTTTAAAGAAGGTCATAGAGGAACTGAATTTATCAACACCACCCAATGAATCAATTAATCCTTTAGACATGACGGTAGTACTTAAACCTGCCGACTTGAAAACCTCTTTGAGTCCTAACATCTGATTAATCAGATTATTAAGTTCTTCTTCTGGCCCATCGAAGGCATTAACCATCTCTTTTAGAGACCTATAAAAACCAATTTCGTCTGTTTTGATAACAGGAACGTCACTACTAATTTCTTCCCCACTGGAAAGTTTAATCGCGTCCTGGATTCGAGAAGCAAATACTTCGGCCAGTTCACCTGTAATAGATTCTGGAATAGCGATGCCGGTCACGTCGGTGAAAATTTTACCAATTTCACCCGTGAGGACGTTTTGTAATTGGTCAACTGGAAGGTCTTTCAATTGGTCAGCAGAGTTATTAACAAAGTCCGTCAAACGTTCCCCTAATTTGGCGGAGACCTCATCTTGCAAACCACCTTTCATAGCCTTGTCGGCGGAACTCACAAAGCTGGTGAGAACGCCATCCCACGTTTCGGCGCGGGCGGCTTGATTAAAAGTGCCATCCAAGACCTGTTTAAAGTTACGTTGGAAGTTGCCGCCAAGGTTAGTTTTTATATCAGCCCCAGCTAACATAATATTATCAACAGCACTTTTGACCATGGTCGTCCGCATCGTTTGAAATGACTTATCAAACCACTCCTGATCTTTGTTCTCCATAGCTTGGATGTTGTAACGGAAGTTCCCCATTCCTTTTAACAGGTCGTTGTTTCCTAAGTTAAGAGTTTCGCTGACCTTCTCAATAGTCTTTTTAGACTCGCCCAACATGTCATTGAGTTTCTTGATAGTTCCTTCATCTAATGCCTCGGTCCCGGTGCGCGTCTTACTCTTAACCAACCAGCCGCCTTTACGGGTTTCAGTAAAGGACTTGGAATAGGTTGCATCCAGTCCCTTCATAGATACATTAATCCACTCGGCGGTACGGACGAATTTCGCACCTATACCAGACATACTCATAAGTTTGCCGGCAATCATACCACCAATTGGCCCCAAAGGCGTCATTGACCCTAAGAGTTGGGCCGCACCTGTGGCAGCACCGGCCATGTCGCCTTTCAACATAGAGAGACCTACTGACAACGCGCCCATTCCCGGCGTACTTCCACCACCACCTAAGAGGCCGCCTAGCGCACCTTTCGCACTTCCTAATGAACCAACTAAACTTCCTAAACCACCGCCGGCGCCACTACTACCAATAAGTCCTGAAATAGCTTTACCGACTCCTCCTAAACCACCAGAGAGGTTACCCAACGACCCTGACAGGCCGCTGATAAAATTCCCAATGCCTCCGCCACTTCCACCTCCACCAAGCATTCCGCCAATCGTGGATAAAATCGACCCTTTCCCACTTTGCCCACCACCAAATAAGCTACCAAGGGAAGATAATATTGAACCTCCACCACCACCGAATAATTTACCGATTCCACTGGTAATAGTACTCATGATGCCATCACCACCACCACTAAATAAACTACCAATTCCTTTAGTGATGGTACTCATAAATCCACCGTCTCCTCCTCCATTGAATAGAGACGATATACCACCCGTTATCTTAGATAGAAAACCGCCATCCCCGCCTCCTCCAAATAGACCGCTTAACTTGCCACTTATACCACTAAAGAAGCCTCCTATCTTATCCGTGAGGCCGCTAAACATGCCCATAATCCCATCGGATTTACCTTGGCAATTCTCTGTCATCACCTCAGTTGCTTCTTTTAAGTCCGCGGCGTTTTGAATCGCAGGATTGTTAGCTACTTCCGCTAGGCATTGGCCGGCGGTATTAGCCATTTCTGCACCCACTTCCGAAGCGACTTTAGCCACCTCTTGAACCGCTTGACCAGTGCTATCTTGGATAGCTAAATTGGCCGTCTCGGTGGCTTGGGCGTGTTGCGATAAGGCCGCTACGTCCGTCCCGGCAGTGGATATACGCATGGCTTGCACGGCTTGCATAGCCTGTTCATAACTTTGGGTACTGACTAACTCAGTTTGCTTTTGTTGCGTAGCCGCGGTGGTTAATTCACTTAATGCAGTTTGTTCAGTCTTTTTCGCGGCGACTAAAGCGGCAGTCATGTTAGTCGCTTCTTGTTCATTTTTCAGTCTTAATTGAACGGCTTGCGATTGGTCTTGATTCGCTTGTGTTTGTAATTGAGTGGCCGCGGTTGCAGATTTAGAGACACCTCCTAAAGCGACTTGCACATCTTTAGCGGCCAGTTTAAAGGGGTCAGTGGCAAACATAGTGGCGTTCTTATTCTTGTTTAACCACGTATCCAATTCAGTCCAGGTCACACCTCCTTTTTGCACACCACCTTGACGAACGCTTCTTGATTCAGAAATGCCAAGTTTGCCAGTCACTTTATCCACTGTGACTTGCACAATGTGGTCAATATTTTTATCAATGTCACTCCCGGCCCGAACGCGACCTCGGTCCCAACCGTGGTCTCCTTTATCAAGGCCAATCATCATACCTTCTTTAAGTTGACTACCAAAATTATCAGTCTTTCTGCTATCAATGAGGACGCCTGTCTTATCCACTATATTTTGGATAATATTATGACTGGAATCCTGTAACAGCTTCATATCTGATTTATCAAAGACGACCTGTCCGGCTTGTTGATTTATCTTTTCAAAAGCGGTTTTAGTGAGTAGGTTGACCCAGCCACTGCAATCAATTTTACCCAGTTCAATATTTTTGGCGCCTAATTCATAAGATACTCCTTTTTGGATGTACTTATTCGTGGTATCTGATAGCACGTCAAGAGTGGAGTCATTGATAGCGACTCCTCTCCCTAAACCACCTGTATTGCCAGCCGCTGATGGTTTTGCAACCTCACCTAAACCTTTGGCAACTGACTTCCCGGCCTCTTCACTAGCCTTGGCCGCAACCGTGACGACGCCTTGACCTACGGCATTTTGGAATTGTGACTTGAATTGTTCTGGAAGAGGTAACTTATTCCATTTGCCTATCCAACCTTCCATGTATTTCTGGGCGAGTGCTACTCCACTAAGATTCTTGCCTTCGCCACCGACTAGGTTGTTTCTAATATTCCCTGTGACGGTCTTACTGAGATGGTCAACTCCGGTTGTCAGCGTCTTTAAAACTTGACCTAATCCCCCCGCACCTTGGTTATGGGCCATCCATGCCATGAGGCCATCATTGATATTCATTTTCTCAGCCGTCTCACGCCATCCCTTACTCACCTTATCTAAAGTTTTTTGGTTTATTTCCCAATACTTGATAGCACCTTCAGCCGCGGCCCGTGGGTCATATTCACGGCCACTGATTCCTACCTCTTTTGATGCCGCTCCCTTGAATTGCATTAATCCCATGTAACCAGACGAGTTTTTGACATTGGCATTAAAGGAGGATTCTAAAGAGGCCATGCGACTGAGTTCTAAGAGGCTGTAATTAAATTTCTTAGAGGCACCCTCTAAAGCCGATGCAACCTCATTCGTAACCTTGACGTATTTCTGATTAGCAGAGACAATTTCACCGGTCGTCTTAGTGACACCGTCGCCAGTTTTATCTAATGCTTGTGATAAATTTTCACCTGCTTTACCGACCTCATTTTGAGAAGTTAAGGCATTGTTCCCTGCCCGCGTAATTGAAATATCAGAAGCCATTTCTTTTAACTGACTAGCGGCTTTTTCTAAACTATCTGATTTGGCAGTCAAGTCAGCCGCTTTTTGCAGTGTTTCATTAACTTGCTTCCCTAAGTTATCTACAGATGTACTTAAATTTTTCCCGGCATCCTCTACTGCCTTGGCAATCGTACCTGACATATCTTTACCAGCCGCAACGACGCCATCATTGGACTGCTTCATAAACTGCGCGGCCTTATCAAGGTCACGTTGCACTTGAGAGTCTTGTTGTCCCTTGTCTTTACCTAATCCAAAGAGACCTAAGAAGGCTTGCTTACTCTTTTCTAACGCGGCTTTTTTCTGTTCCTCTAACACCGAACTAAAGAAGCCTTTAAGGGATTGCTTCGCAGACATTTGTCCAGTGGCAAACTTTTCATAATACTCGCCTGCTTTTTCACTCATAGAATCCCAATAGCTTGCAGATTCCTGTTTCAACTTCGCTTGATTAGACAATGCCTGACGTTGCAGAATAATCCGCTTCCCCTCCTCAACGCCGACCTGTTTCATTAGGTCAACGTACTCTTTCTGGTCGCCAACTAATTGAGACTCTCTTGATTTTTGTGACTCCTCATAGAGTGCCTTTTTCGTTTTAGCTAGTTCCTGAGTTTGATATATTTCAAGTGCGACGTTTTCTGTATATTTTTGCTGTAAATCAAACAGACGCGCTTGTGACTCCGACATACCAGCTTTAGCCAGTTCATTTTTAGCAGACGTGAGTTCTTGATTAGCACTCGTTAACATCTTGACTTGTGCTATCTGTGGGCCGTAATCGGTACCATAGTCACCGACATTTTGAAATACATTCTTCTGCATTTCATTCATGTTAGAGGTGACTAACTCATTACGCGCATAACTCAATGACTCATACGTGCGTTTCAGTTTGTCTGCAAATTCTTCAGTGGCTTTCGCGGCTTCTTTATATTGTTTAGAGACGTTAGTTAAGGCGTCGGCTTGGTCATAGAGTGACGCTTTCATGTCACGGGCAGCTTCTTTTGCACTCTCTTTGATAGCTTTATTGGCTTCTTTTGCGGCTTTTTCAGATTCTTTTGCTGCCGCTCTTTGAATGGCAGTTTGTTCTTTTGCAGACTCTCTTAACTGACGGACGACCTCCTGGGCATCATGCACTTCTTGACGGACACCAACCTCTTGATGACTAATATTCTTCTTTACGGTGCTATCAGTGGTTAAACTCTTTTTCTGTGATAAGTCAAATAGCTTTTCTTTGGCGACACGCAACCTTTCTTCAGCTTCAGCTAAGGATTGTGTCGCCTCGGTTGCCGTCGCTTTGACCGAGGACGCGGTACTAGCGGCGGCTGTTTCTAAAGCACCCATGGCGCCACTACCTTGCTGTGTCATGTCGGCCACCGCGGCAGTTAATGTCTCGCTGTTTTGTGTGACACCAGTTGCTAAAGTGGACGGGATAGATTGACCAGAAGCGGTTAAATCAGATAGGGGGCCCGTCTTCGCATCTGAAAAGGGGAGGTATTGACGGACCGAGGTTAGACCATCAGAAACAGCCGTGGTGAGTTCCTGTGCCCCTTTTTTGATACCATTGCCAACGGTGCTTAACAATTTTCGCCCAGCCTCAGTAAAGTCTATTGTGCTAAGGTATTGAAAAACTGAATCAAACACTTGCTTTACACTATCAATGAGTATTGATGGCGCACTTAAAATCCCATCTTTGATACTGGTGATGATAGCAATACCGCGGTCTGAATAAATGATACTTTCAAGGTAAGTTTTCACACTGGTAAAGAGAGTGGTCACCCCATCCACTAAAAGGGTCGGGAGGCTTGTGATACCAGTGTAAATACTCATTATCATAGCCACTCCTCTATCAGAATAGACTAGACTTTCAAGGTAGTTATACACACCCGTAAAGATGCCCTTGACGGTATCAATTAACAGTGAGGGGAGGCTTAACACGCCGTTGACAAATGCAGTTATCAATCCCTGTCCACTGGTTGTCAATTGGGTAAAGGGACCTTCATTAGCGTCACTATGAGGGAAGAGATTCCAGACGTATTTAAACACACCCAGAACTGAGTCATAAATGGATTTGCCAATAGACACAATCCCTTCACCAAAGGCACTGAGTAGCTTCGCCCCGGCTTGATACCATGATTCAGGGAGGATGGCACTGATAGCCATTTTGGCAATCCCTAAGATTGCGTAACCAACGTTGGAGGCAACAGACCATAGCCCTTCTACAATCCCAGTGACAATAGATAGGCCGGCCTCTCCCCAATTACCGGCGGCAATGGCGCCGGTGACATTACCTATCGTAGTCCCTATGATTCGAGTGAGGTCGCTAAGGATGTTGGCTGGGGCCATTAGCACATCACCGAGGCCATGCCATGTCTCATTTAAAGAAGTGGCGAGTTGACCGAGACCATCTGGAATATTTTTTATAGAGGTGAGAATACTATCAGCAAAGTCAGCGAATCTGAAATTGGCAATTGCATCAATCGCGACCCCAATGGCCGAAGCTATCCCCCGACCCATTTCAACAAAGGCACCTACCACCGTGATAGCTGTTTCTTGTACGACTGTGAATTGGTTATATAGGAACGTACCTATTTGCCAACCTATAAAGAAGGCACCCAAGGCCGCGGCCCCAGTCTTAACCACTGTGAATGCCATTCCTAAATCAAGTAACCCAGTGGATAACACCATCATGGCACCCATTCCAACGGTTTCCAGGTTTTCTAGTGTATAAGTGATGGCATCACCAATAGGTTTAAGGAGTCCAAATTTATCTAACATTTCAGTTAAATCTTGACTCCATTGTTCTTTGATACTGGTTAGGCTAAATGCGCTCTTTAACTGAGATTGAGTACCTTCAACATCAACCTTTGGTGTGTTTCCTAATTCAGAGGCAGAAGCATCTTGAGAAGAAAACATGCTTAAAGCGGCAGTGCCTGCGACGGCCATGCCCATCATTGCCGTCTTTTTGCCAAACATACCACTGAGTCGGCTTCCCGTGGCCGCAGTGGAGGTCGCCCCTTCGGTTCTAAACCGTGCCCAGAAATTAGCAACATGGGCTTGCGCAACAATAAATGCCCGTCCTATGAAACCGGGGGTACTTGCAGTGGCTGCCCCACTTTGGGTTCTAAACAGTCCCCAGAATTTGGCAGTTGACGCTGACCATATAGTGGTTATCCGTTGTCCTATTGGTGACCACACTGCATACGCTTTTCCACTCAGGCTTTCAATACCATGCCAAGCGGTATTAAGGAATCGACCAGTCGCCTCAGTTGCTTTATCCCACATTTGACCAGTTCTCACTTGTGCAAATAAACTGGCGGTACGAGTTGCAACCGTGTTACTGAAACTGACTATTTTATCTGCTATAGTGGAACTGGCGGCGGATACATTGGTCATTGTGGTATTTAATATCGCTGGGAGAGACCTAAATCCCGCAGTCATCTTCTCACCGGCGCGGTCAAGTAAATTGACTGAATGTGCCCAAGCCGCATTGAGGGCACGACCGGCTCCATACCATCCGGCCTTGATAGTTGAAAATGTAGAGGATAAGGTACTGGAGAGCTTCTGGAAAACGTTTTTTATCTCACCGGCTTGTTTAACCGCTTCCTCTTTAAGTTGTTTGAATCTCTCTGTCTCTTTCCCAGAACTGCCCTCTACAAACCTTGATGTCCCCTCTCGTTGTGCCATTTCCATAGCACGATTTATTACAGCCCCCTGATTCTTATTAATGGTCCCATTCTGGTTACGTTCTAAGGTCGCACCAGAACCAACCCACTTGGCCTTTTCCATATAAGCGCCAGCGGCATTGCTTAATTCTTTATACTTGGTTTTTATTTTACCCAGTGAATCTGACAAACTAAACAAACTATTAGATACCTTGGTGGCTATTAAGGAACTGGTAGCTGACAATTTAGTCATCGCGGTATTTAAGGTTGCCGGGAGAGTTCTAAACGCCACGGTCATTCGTTCCGCCATTCGGTCAAATAAATTTATAGAATGCGCCCACGTTGCATTCAACGCACGACCTAACCCGAATGTACCAGCCTTAATGAATGACCAAGTATTAGTCCAACCTGTTTTAAGAAATGACCAAGCAGAAGCCCACGCCGCTTTAAAAGTTTTTACAGGTTCAGTAGCAAAAACAGCCAGCTTTTGCCAAATTGTACGAGTGGCGACCGCTTGCTTTGCCGCTTCTTCTTTCACTCGTTTATATGCTTCAGTTTCTCTTTTTTCCCATGCACCTGTCTTCCTGTTATATACCTCTTCCTCTTTCAAACTGTCGCCATATTGCCGTTTCCACATCTCGTCGGCACGGTCCAATACGGGTCTGTTGCGTTTATCTGATGTCCATTGCCCTTCTTTAATAAACGCCCGTTGTTTGGGGTCAGTAAAGGCGGAACCAGTCCATTTGGCATCGGCTACATATTTTTTGGCCGCTTGACTCATCCGAGAGAAAGCCCCAGTGGCCGAGGACGCGAGATTAGAAAATGCGACTATACCTGTAGCGGCAGCAAATTTAAGAGTATTACCTATACCTGCTAAGACTCCTGTTACAGACAACCAGGACCGACGACTACTTTCAGCCGCGGTTTTATTGGCAGTGGCGGCAGTGGTAGCGTTACCAGTTATTTGTTCTTGACAACTTAACTTATCACAAGCCAGCTTCAAGAAATCCATTTTACCAGGAGGAGGTAACTTCCCTTTCGGAGGAGTTACATCGCATTGGGCAAATGGATTGACGCACTGTCCTTTCTTACTAGAGGCAATCAATTCAAATCCCTTTTGACCTTGAATAATCCGTCTCTTCACTTCCTTTTCACTGGGTAACAAGCAAGCCATTAACGGGTTGTTGATACACTCTTTAGCCTTGGCCCCAGCTTTAGCACGGAGGGACATCGCTGAGTATATTTTCTGGATTGCAACACCCATTGCCAAAGCCGCAGTTCCACCGAATATTGCGATAGAAGTGCCCCACTCACTTATCATAAAACCAAAGAAGTCTTTCAATTGGTCTTTATAAGCCCCTACCGCACCAATTATCCCACCGATGGCCCCCATCGCCACGGCTGGCAAACTGATAAAACCTGTCGCAACTAATGTGATAGCAGCCGTTATCCCTGCTAGCCCCATGATGATTTTTTTCGTGGTGGAGTCCAACCCAGCCCAGAAATTACTAACAGATTCTTTGGCACTGAGAAACGCCGCTTTAATCTCCGTTCGGAAGACCACTGCCGTGGAAACTAAACTGGCAAATACCGCTAGTAATGGATTAGCACCTAATACCACTGACAGAACCCCGGAGGCAATAGAAGCAATCGCTATTCTGAAACTTTTGGCATTCTCTGTTACTTCAGAAAACGGAATTTGTTGAAGGAGTAACTCAAAAATGGAGACCGAAGCAACTCCTGCTTTTAGGGTCGCAGGCAGTGGAAGTAAGAATAACATTGCCGACTGGACAATTGACCCCATGGCGCTGACGTGAGTACCACTGGCATCTAGTGTGGCCTGAAATTCATCAATGTTCTTCTTAATATAAGCAAAAGTGTCACCGATGGTTGATTTAATGAAATTATAGGTGATGCCGATTTGGTCAGAAAACATTTCAATTGCAATGACCGTCTTGGCGATGATACTCACAACCAACAATCCAAACTTCATAGCCGGATTAAAATTCACCACGGCGGCCCCTAATTCCTTTATGACTCCCAGTGCCCTCATAGGTCCCTTCATAGCCTTGATTGCGGCAATAAGGGAGGCAACGATGATGCCGGCATTTTTGAACATGTTCTGCTGATTGTCTGCCAACCCACCCCACCATTCTTTGAGTGTAGAGACGGTGTCGGCAGTGTATTGCATCATTTGTCCAATAAACGTCCCTTTATAGTCTTGGGCCATCTGATTCCAGTTTTTAATAAAGGAATCCCTTAACGATGTGGCTAAAATAAGAAAATTACTTTTAGCCCCACTGAAGTCCAAAGTCATTATACTTTTGACCACAGCCATAAACTCGGTGTGGAAGCTGGATAAAATAGAAATAACCAGTCCCAGGGCCGTGAGAGATTTAAAGGCATTGGCAAGTCCTGCGACAGAAGTGATAGCACCAGCCGCAAGTTTTCCGATATTTAAGACGGAGGTGGTGAAAATTGAGAGGGAGGTAATCATTTGGCCGGTTGAACCAAAGATTTGAAACACCGTTTTGGTCAACCGCAAGGTAGTAAAGAATGCCGAAAATCCCTTTCCTAAGATTTTAAAAAATTCACTCACTGTCTTAACAATCACTGAAAAAATCGAGAGTGTTCCACCCGCACTTGTTTTCGCTACCCCTGCCGTCTTCACCACTTCAGCACTCATGGAAACCATCGAACTGCTTGCAGTCGTGGTTAACATGATAATAGAGGGAGAGACGACACTCATAATCTGCTTGACGGAGATAATTCCACCCACAATCGAACCGATGGAACCCAGAATAGATAACATTGAGTCGCCACTCACTTTCTTGATTGCACTCATTACCCATTCACTGGCCCCAGCCATCCCATTCCCCAGAGACTGCATCATAGAGAACCCCACTTCCCCAAAAGTGACTACAGACCCCTTGATAACTTCATATACTTCACTAAAGACGATTAACACTGACTCAGTTAACCACCCCGCTTTACTCAATAAGGCTTCCCCAAAGGTCGTCAATAAAGATTCCCCGCTTTGTGTCAACTGACTAAACGGACCCTCTTTTGCATCTGAATGGGGGAAGAGGTTAGCAACCCAACTGAAGACACTTAAAACTGCATTGTATAATGTTTTTCCAGCAGATATAACACCTTCGGACAAGGTTTTGATAATTCTGTCACCTTGCCCACTGGCAAATGCGTTAGCTAATCCTATTGCTATACCAGCACTTAGACCAATGAAAAGCGTTGGTAATGACGCTGTCACTGCGGCACCTAGACCAAGGAAGATTTTACTTAATTTGACAATCATGTCACCAGTATCAGCCGCAGTCTTTTTATAGCTTACGTTAAACCCAGAGACTCTACCAATCGTTATTAATATCACCTCCGATAAAAGACGTAGCGGGGCTAACAATGGGATGTTTCTGGTTAGCACATTAGTAATTGTGGCCAACGCTGGAATTAGAACTAAACCAATTCCAGGAGGAATCTCTTTAAATACCCCTAAGACTGAATCGACTAGGAATTTGCCACTGGCTATAACACCAGAAGCCATCGTAGTGATGATGGATTGACCGCTTTGTGATAAAGTGCTAAACGGACCTTCTTCCGCATTTGAGTGGGGAAACAAACGACCAGCTAAATCAAAGAATCCTAAAATTGAATCATAGATAGTTTGTCCGGCTGATTTAATACCACCGACGAAAGTAGTCACCAGTGCCTGACCAGAGGAGGATAAATCTATGGTAAAGAGGCTTGTTAATTGTTGAATACCATCAAACTTAAAACCGCTAAAACTATTCGCTAGTTGCTTCCCGAAGGTAATGACGCCCGTGGTTAAATTGGCAATCCCTGTGACGACTGTATTAATCACTGGTGAAATTAAAACCAGACCTTGGATAAGCGGAACTACTCCAACCGAGATGACCTTTCCTAACGTCACAGCCAGTGCATAAGCGACTCCCTTTATCATTTCAAAAGTTTCAACACTTTCTTGACCGCTACTTGACACTGACCCCCATTCTTGACTCAGTTCCTTAAAAGCATCACCTATAGGAGAGAGTGCGTCAAATAAGCTGGTCAAGGCTATTTCAATAGGTTCTATGCCTGCTAAAAAGCCTTCTTTAAATGCAGAAAGAGTTGGCATTATCGCCTGCACTGCTAATATGATAGATTGCAGAGACTGCGTTCCAAATTGCACTATCGGGCGTAGCATGGGGCCAACCATATCAAAAACAGATAAGGCTAGTTCCTCTAGGTTGCCCGTGAATTGATTCCAGTCTCCTTTGAGGTTAGCTAACATTTTAGCTGAAGTGGTTTGCGCAAAACCTTCGCTATCAGTAACGGTTTTTCTAAACTCTTTGAATGCAGTGGTGGTGATGGTCACCGCTTTACCATTCTCTATAATCGTTTTATTAAATTCCTTAGACTGGGAAATTAACTCTAACATTGCAGAGGATGCCTCCGTGCCAAACACCGTCTTTACAGTATCCAATTTGTCTGCATCAGTCATATTTGCAGTGGCTTTATTGAAGTCAATTAGAATGTCTCCAAAATCCTTAATTTTGCCTTTGCTATCAGATATGTTGATACCCAACTTCTTCATTGCATTACCGGCCTCATCAAGCGCCTGCATGGCCTCGGATTCTGTCATTGCCTTCCCAGTTTCCGTACTTAGGTTGGCCATTTCTTCAGCGGCTTTATTCGTGGGTGCGGCCAGTCGAAGCATAGCCATTCTCAATGAGGTACCGCTTTGGCTACCGTGAATTGAAATATTTGCTAATAAGGAGGTGGCCGCTGTTAGAGTTTGGATAGATTGATTGGCCGTGGCAAAAATCGGGGCGCTATATTTCATGCTTTCCCCTAATTCAGCTACCCCGACATTACTTGCATTCGCCGCTTTTGAAAAGAGGTCGGCAACCATCGTGGATTGCTTTGTTTCCAATTTGAACGCACGTAATTGTTCGGCAGCAATTGAACTGGCAGTGGCTAAACTTTCACCACTGGAAGCCGCTAAATTTAAGACGCCTGGTAGGGCGGCCATAGTCTCAGAGGTAGTGAAGCCCGCCCGCGCTAAATTTAAGCCGGCATCACCCACTTCGGAGGCACTGAATACAGACGCTTTAGCTAACTCACGCATGGCAGTGCCCAATCCCTTTAACTCAGTATCTGTCGCATCTGAAACGGCCCCAATAGTGGACATTTTGGCCTCAAAATCCGCACCTATGGTCACCATTTGTTTCATTGGCGTTAAGACGTTACTCGTCATTGACGCCACGCTTTGAAGGTTAAACGAGAACTGGCCGACGGACGTGACTAGACTAGATAAATTGGTTTTAGCAGACTGAGTTAAATCTTTAAAATGGGCCTTGGTTGCAGAAATACTTTGAGAGGCTTGCTGCTGTAAATTCTTAAATACATTGGATTGCTTCTTTAACTCCTCACCAAATTCTTTATTTGATTTAACGGCATCTTTAGCACCATTTACCATGCTAATTGAGGACGCGACGGCACGAGTGGCTGTATCCTTTAAGGATTCAGACATTTGTCTAAAAGATTTTATTATCTCTTGATTGCCGTGGATTGCATCGTTTGTGTCCGCTTGAAAACGGATTCCAACTACCATCGTGCCTGCGCTCATAAATTTATACCAATCAAAGTTAAGGAATTAAGAATTGTAGATGTCCCTTTCAAAGTGTCTAGGTCTTTTTAAAAGGTCCTAGACGTGTGAAAACCTAATGGATATGCGCTTTGTAAAGGCTGTATAGGTCGTATAGGTCCTTTTTAAGGTATATATATTTAAGAACCTCTTTTCTAAAAATCTCTCTATAGAAAGAAGTTTAAAAAAGCCGTTTTGACCTTCACGGACCTTACAAGCCTTTATCCATGCGGCTTTCCAATGTCTAGGACATGTAAACTAGGTCATAGACGTAAGGTCCGGGACCTATACAGAAAAGACGTACTTTTGACAGATATTTAAACCATTATCTGCCTACAAATTTTCATTTACTATTCTAAATATTAATAGACTCACACGGGCATTTTTAGTTTTTAGCAAGCTAAATATTAGGGGGAGGATTTGCCCCCTATTTTTTATCGCATAATATGGTATAATTCATAGCTTGATTATCTATGAAACTACCTATAAGAGGCTCAAATGTACTTACTAGACTACCATGCAATACCATTCAATGAATGCCAAGACAGGCTCAGGAAAACCAGGTTGCTTGGATATAATGAAGAACTCGTCTATAAAGACGCTCGTATCTCACTAAAAACTTACGTCAATCCGCTGGATATTTACCCAACTCAACGCTATATCCTAAAGCCAATTATGCGTCGCACGGTGGAACTCTATAAATCACTCCTTTCAAGAGGGATTGATATTATGGAATTGACCGGCGCACTATGGGTGAAAATCAGGGATAACGATGGTGTGGTTAAGGAATTTCACTTGACGCCCCCGCTTGTCGAAACGACACAAAACACGGAGACAGGTGAGGATATTTACTTACTCGCCGATGGAATGCACAGAGTGTCATTGGCAATCGAACAAGGCTACCCTATTAATGTGATTTTAATAAATGGTGTCAGTCGCCCATATTATGCCTATCCATTGAGAGGGTGGAGTGAGGTACAGGTATTTGAGAATTTGCCGACTGGCTTTGTGAAAAAATACTATCGTGATCCAGACAATCACAAACTCTTATTCCGTGATTATGATATTGGTTTCCCCAACATCCAACCTAAGAGGTAAAGATTATGCAAGATGCAACTGTAGGGATTCGTTTAACTGGGGTCAATGAAGACCTTGTTAAGTCAGCCATGCGATTAATAGGCAACATCAACATCACATGGGGAGTCATCCGTCAAGAGGACGGGAAATATTGGTACGTCATCGGACGTATCAATGACTTAGGACGGGATGGCTACACACCTAAAGAAGAAGTGGTACGTTGGGATTAAACGGGGAGTGATAAAAAAAGCCGTCGCTGGCAAGAGGATGAGAGGTAGGACGGCCAGCGACGGCGAACAAACAACACAGGTGGGTGGGTGAAATAAAGGTCAAGTAGTAATCAATCGGTAATAAATTTAAGGATACCACCGATTAACCTACCTGTCAAGTTTTTTTTTAAACTTTTTTTCTTAAATATTTTTTGATAAAGTTTTCAATAGCTATTGAATTTGGTCAATACTTATCCTATAATATCCTATAGAGTTATCAAAACTGAAATTTAAGAGGAGATTTATGCGTACTATCAGTGTAAATCCACTGTATGATGAAATAGAGTCGATACTCGCTGAATTATTCGACCAGCTACGTCAGGGGGAGGTTATTACTGGCAAACAAATCCTCCTTAGATTAGAGGATAGAGGTCTTTTAAAAGAAAGGCCGTCTAAAGTCAATTACAAACTAGGAACGATAAGCCGGGTGATTAACCGCGGTAAGGCAACTGGCAAGTTTGCTAATGTAACCAAAATGAATGTCCGCGAGTACGACACCAACGGCAACTTTCGCAACATGGTTGCTTATTCTAAAATAGAGATAGAGGGGGTAGAAAAAAATGACATTGCCGTTAGAGGAGAGTCTAAGTCAGGCTCGTGATAGGATAAAGACTGACCTAGCCGCAACACTTAAAAGAGGAGAGGTAGCATTCTTGACAGGTGGCGCCGGAAGTGGTAAATCATACCTGCTAAAGAATATTGCTAAAGAGTTTGAAAATACTATCATTTTAGCACCAACTGGTATCTCGGCCTCCAACGTCGGCGGGCAAACAATCCACCGATTTTTTAGCTTCCCGTTGCATCTACAGCAACCAGAAGACGTTAATACGCGCATAAGGAATGCGAATTTAATCTGCAATCTACAGTTGCTAATCATAGATGAAATTAGCATGGTCAATCCACTTCTCTTGGATTGCATTGATTATGCAATGCAACGAATCAGAAAGGATTCCAGTCCCTTTGGAGGTTGCGCAGTGTTGTTATGTGGTGACCTAGCGCAACTGCCGCCTGTTATCCCAAATAAACGGGGGAACGGGTTAAGTGAAAAGGACGTCCTAGCTAAACTAGGATACAAGACCACGTATGCCTATGGGTCTAAAGCATGGCAACATATTCGACACTACTTTGAACTTCAAGGGAGCTGGCGGCAGAGTAATGATGGCAAGTATTTTACTATCCTGAATCAAATTCGTGATGGCCTGCTAAATAATCAAGCGGCCTCTTTAACCAAGGCATTTGGTGAAGTGAATAAGCAGTGCATAGGGAGGAGCTTAACCACCGATTGCTTTACCACACTCGCCTCAACCAATGCCACGGTCAGCGATATTAACGTAAGTAGGTTAAATCAGTTGGCCAGTCAAGAGTATACTTACGATGCCGAGGTCAAGGGTGAATGGGTAGATGATTTGAGTAGGGCGCCGCGGCAGTTGATTCTCAAAGAAGGAGCGCAGGTGATATGCGTTGCCAACGACCCAGAGAAGCGGTTTGTAAATGGTAGTCAGGGCAAGGTGGTAGGATTGGAGGAGAAGAAAATTTTTGTCAAACTAGACGGGCGAGATATTGAAGTATCACCAAGCCGCTGGGATAACTGGCAATATGGATGGGATGACGAAACTGGTAAAATGTCAGTGAAGTCAGTCGGCCATTTTATTCAGTTCCCTCTGCAAATTGGGTATGCCCTGACCGTTCATAGTTCCCAAGGTCTCACCTTGAAAGACGGTGTAAGGTTTATCACCCAGAAACTGTTTGACAAGAGCCTAGCTTACGTCGCACTGTCACGTTGCCCGAGTATGAGTCAACTGAGTTTGTCACAAGCGTTATAAAGAGGATATTGATATGCACACATGCCTTAATTCCAAGTCTCCTAGCCAGAGAGATTGGTTTATACCAGTAGGTGGTCTCATGGGCCTACTGGTGTTAATTGCGGATTATTATCTGATGAATTTCGATTGCCTGCTATGGTCTCTATGGCAATTACCATTTGAGGCGTTTTGCTTCCTCCTGGTGCTGTTGGCTATTGGGAAGGCGAAACCGAACGAATAAGAGGAGATTGCAATGACTTATGCTGAAATCAGAAGAGTAAAGATAGAATCGCTAGTAAGTAACTACTTGAAGACCATGGAGTCTCTCGATACTGCGTACGCGAGTTTGGAAGCGTTTCCATTTCTACACTCTCTATTTACACAAAACACCGAGTATAATGGCTTTACTTTAATTGATACTCTCTTTTTAAGTAAGCTGGGTGATGTGCTAAAGGAGTGTTCACATCAAAAGTGATGGGTTATGACAGCCGCTATACAGATTTCAATTTTGTTATCCATTTGGGTGTTTATGTCTCTAGGTTTGGGTCACTTCTATCTAGTATATCGTTCAATACGTGATAACAAACACCTCATTGATAAGATAGATGAGTTGTTAACTGCTATAAAGTCTTTAAAGGAGTCACAATAGCCACTCCTTTGTCTTTGAAAGGAGAGTATGGTTGATAGGTGTTAAAACTGATGCAATGTCAACCTCTTGACGCGCCGCTATAAACTGGGCGCGTCCTTTTTGGAATGGTGAATAGATTATGAATTTTGAATTGCTACATGGAGACTGTTTGGAGTTGTTGAAAGGGTTGCCAGACGAGTCAGTGGACGCCGTGGTGACGGACCCGCCGTATGGTATCTTAACGGGTCACCGGATTGAGACCGATGTGGACATTCCTCTTCTCAT